CTACCCCTTGTATATAGGGGCTGTTGTCATGCGTACTCCATGTACACATGCGTCCACACACGTACCCATACAGGTACATGCACATACGTATGTCGACATAGAGCTATGCATAGAGGGGTGGATAGATGGGTGTATGAGTACAGGTGTAGTGCTGTGCATGTCATAGCTGGCAGTGACACACACTGTACTAGTGTAGCTTCGGATACACAGGTACACACGTACACACACGTACACAGGGACACCCATCTATCTGTTAGTACTACCAGCAGTGTACTGGTAGCGTACTATCTATGCTGTACTAGCTCACCCTGATGGGCCAGCTCACACAGACAGACACAGTAGTCCACTAGTAGAGGGTACTAGCAGACAGAGAGATATACATACCAGCAGATACACACCACAGTGCACTACACAGTACGTACTGGTGGAGGGACAGCTACTGAGATCAACATACATGACAAGAGACAGAGATAGCCTGGTAGTTTAGCAGTCTCATTGCGGAGACAGATACATCAACTAGCACAATGTACTAGCACATACTCACTGTTTATCAGTCTCTGTGAGCATGATGCGTCATGTTATCTCAGTAATAGAGATTCAACATCAGTAGGAGTGCACAACATCACCTATCTAGTAGTTATTAACACTGAGTCGATGGTAGGAGTGCACATTCTCTCCATCTCAGTGTCTTTATCGAAGAAAGCCGCTTCGACACAGCGATTCAGACCTACTGAATCATTGGACAATCTACTTCTCCGCATGTCAGGGCGCAGAGAGAGATCGTCATACCTCACAGGACCACCCCGTGGGCTCGAAACGTAGGGCGGTACCCTACCACCACTACTCAACACTAGGTTCCGGCAGAATTTTCCCAAATCCTTCTATATAGAGACTTATTTACAGTCTGTATTTATTTCTTAAAGGTACCGACAGAATTTTCTAAATTTCATCTCTATAGGGGTTTATTCTAATTATTGTTTCAAAGGTATCAGCAAAATATTTTGTTTCAAGAGATCTAAAAAATATTATTTATAAGAATTGACTTTATATAGTGTTAGCATATATATTTTTTTTGAGGGCTATAAGTCCTTTAGTTTTATAGGAATAGACCTATAGGCTATTTTACATTGGAGGTGTAGTCATGAGGAGTTTAGTTTTAGACATTCCTGAGATCAATCGAGCATTCGAATCATTTTTTCACAGTTGGCCGACTGAGCCGAAGCCTCCGATAGAGGGGTTTCCTATTGTGGATCCTAATTCTAGTGATACAGAGAGTGTAAGGGGTTGGGAGATACAGATGGCGGTAGCTGGTTTTGGTGAGGAGAATGTAGAGGTATGGTCAGAGGGCAAGGTATTACATATAAAGGGTAGTAATAAGGAGAACGATGTTGCTCCCAGATTCAGCTGTAGTTTTTACCACAAGATACCTTGTTCTAAGTATTTAGATATAGACCGTGCGGAGGCGAAGCTTGTTAACGGTATTTTAAGTATAAAGATACCAGTAGAGGAGGAGAGGGTAGAGCAGCGCAGGTATTTATTAAAGAAGGAGGAAATAAAATAAGTTTTTTATGTTATACTGGGGTGCCATAGATATTAGGAGGGTGAATGGTACCGCAGTTAATGACCCCCAGGGAAGAATTTTTTCCTCACGAGACTACGACAAGTACTAGAATCCCGACAGTAGAATCTTATCAGAGGCAAGACGTAACGAAGTGGATTGCTTTATTATTTACTTTCATAGCGATGATAGTGGGGATGGTAGTATGGGCGACTAATGAGCATAGTGAGATAAGAGAGTGGACAGTAGACAGGGATTATACTAACAAGAAAGAGTTAAAGGAGATAATAAAGGACAGTTATGTACCTTTACATGAGTTTACGAAGTTAAAACAAAAGTTAGAGGATCAGAGTAAGAAGATGGATGACATGAGTTTAAAAATTGATAAGATGCTTGAGGAGATACACAAGGTAAGTAGTAGGAGAAGAAGATGAGTCAGAGAGACAAGACGATGGTAGGGTTAGCTCTTCTCAGGGAATCATTGAGAAACATTTTACATGTGCAGGTTCTCAAGAATCTAACTAATTTACTAGATGCTCTTGGAGGGGACAGGGACAGTTTTGTTAGTCAGTATAATCACTGGTCAAAAAGGAATGGTCCTGATTGCAGATATGCCTCTTATGCAAAGGAGTTTTTCCTTAGAGACCAAGCAGAGAGTGTAGCCAAATCAATTATTTGGTTATATAAAAACTTCGCTAAGGAATACGAAGATAAAGCAAATGAGGAGAAGAAATGACATTGAAACCGACGAAAGACTGGATTCTGACACAAGTAGTTAAAGATGAAGAGCAAGGTGGTCTGATTAAGTTAGTTAAGAAGGATGAGTCTACAAAGAAGGTAAAGGTTCTTTCTTTTGGGCCGGATGCGAATAGATCAAACCTTCTAAAGAAAGATGATGTTGTTCTTGTAATGAAGCATACTGGGCTTAAACATGAAGTAGATGGTGAAGAGTTTGAATTTGCCAAAGAGCATAACTTCCTTGGAGTTGTAGAATGAGAAATAGACTGTTTAGCCTTGTATGTAAGATAGACAAGTCTACAAGTAGATTCTTCAATAGGATCAAGAACAAACTAAATCCTTTAGGGTCAGTTAATACATTTCATCCAATGGAGTCTGAATATGTATCTTATGCTGGCACAGACATAAAGGTTCAGATTCTTGATCCACATCAACCTGTACGGACAGGGAACAACCCTCAGGGTCAACTGAATGGAGTCTTTGGCAATGTACAAGGTCTTTCTTTCGGTCGGCGGGACTCAAAAGAGACAGGTGGTACTTTCTCTGGCATCGTCTATGACTCAATGAGACCATTCCATCTTCTCCTGGGTCAAGAGAAGAGACTTATTCTCAGCGGAGCCAATGAGATTGGCAAAGTATGTACTCTCTATGATGGTATCATTAAGTTTGATGATTACCTAGAATGGGGAGTCAGTGTAGATGACATAGTAGTTGAAGTCCATATTAATTTTACTCAATTATCTCAAAAACTAGACTTAGACAAAGAGGCACCCTATGAAGCTAATTAAAATAGATCCTATGGATCATCCTTTAAAAGAGGGAGAGTCATGGTGGGTAATTCCGCCAAATTACAAGAATTGTGAGTTTAACATTCCTCAAGGAGGTGTAGCAGTTTGTTCTGCTGGCACAGGGGACCGAAGTTTAGAAAATTTTGATTTTCAGTATGGCCGGGCGTATCAAATTGTAGATAATGATCCTCACAATGGTTGGTTAACAGTATGTTCAGCAAGATACATGGTGCGTATGCCTTACTATGTTTTTGCGAGACATTTTGATGCTGAAGCTTTTATTAAGGGCACATTTACTGTTAAGGGAAAAGAGACAAAGCCATTTGATTATAAACCTACAATTCCAGGCAAACCTAAACAGCAGTTAGAAATGTTCAATGATCAACAGCTTGGTCTTCGGCCCAAAGACGAACCTGAATGGAGACGATAGATGGGAGGTGAAGGTTCAGGCAAGGCTAAGGGAGATTTACTTATCCTTGATGGCCATAAAGTAGAGAATGGCAAGGTCTCTAAGACAGACTTCTTTAACTTCCTGGCCACAGACATCTCTGACTATTCAGATGTCAAGATGACTCCTAAACAGGCCCTCAAGTTCAAGAATTCCTTTGTCCGGATGACACATGGAGTGGGAGCAGCCATTCCTATGATCTGTGTTGGCCCTAAGTGTCCAAACAAGCTTTGTGTTTTTCATGAGACAAAGACATGGCCCCTTTCGAGGCAGTGCTTGTACGAGGCCCGAATGGTCCAGTACCTCTTTCAAGCCTACATGGAAGACCTCGGTGTTGACCCTGAGAGCCCAACAGAGCTAACTCTTGTCAATGAGCTTGTAGAGGCAGACATCCTGAGCTATAGGGCTAATCTTGGTCTCTCTGGCGCCATAGACGAAGAGGCAGCCACACTTCTAAAGACCTCAGTCATTGAGAAAGGTGAACATCTAGCAGAGACTACTGTTGTTCACCCTCTACTTGAAGTTAAAGAGCGAGCTAACCGTACCCGCATGAGAATCCTAGAGTCTCTAGCTGCTACACGTAGAGAAAAATACAAGAAAGCAGCAGCCCTCAAGAAATCAGAAGATTCAGATGCTTCTAATTTCCTCGCCGAGCTAAGAGAGCAATTCTCCACTTCTTCCGAGAAACAGATCGATTCTCTTGATAAAATAAGAGAAGACGCTAAGAAAGTAGCAAATGATCTAATTATAGATGCTGATTGGGAGCAGTGATGTCCAGTGGCAAAACTTACAGATAAAGAAGTCCAGAGATTTTTTGATGATATTAATAAATCTCCTGGAGGAGTAAAGTCTACTGAGCCAGCTTTCCAAAGATATAGAAAGCAATTCCTCAGAAATATAGACTTTAATGACATTAAGAAGTACAGACCTGAACAACTTATCAGAGGAGCACGTACTTCAGAAGAACTCTTTATAATAGGAGAATATCTTAGTAAAGAGTGGGGGTCTAATAATTGGTGGTGGCAAGAGTACCACCAACGTAGAGTTACCCTTGCTCACCTGCCAAGTCTATATGGTTCTACAATTGACAAAGCAACAGGGAAACAGAGAGGACTTTGGGGTGTTCCTGTTAAACCAGAGACCTATATTCGTTCTTCTAAGGCCGGACCACAAAAGTTTGGTGTCAATAGAAGACTTTTTTCTAGGTTTGCCAACTGGGAACAGATAACAGGCCAACAGAATCTATTCTCTTTAACAGAGACTCCTAGTGGACCTGCTATTAGAGGTTGGAAGCCAATTAAACCACCTGTTCTTCCTTCTAATGCTCCTGCAAATGCTATTGTTTTTGATTTGGAGACCACAGGTCTTCTTGATAATGAGAACCTAAATGTTATCTCTGCAGGATACTTTGATACTGGAAAACCAGATAAAGCTCCTATAGGCAAATACGCTTCTTTCGATAAAAGCCTTAAATATGATGCGCCGATTAGAAATAAGATTATCCCTCAATGGGAAAAAGCTGTTGCTGAACTAAAACCAAAATTATTATCAGAACAACAGCTAGTAGAAGACTTTATCAAAAGAGCAGAATCTAGTTCTAAGACTCATGCCCTGATGGGCTATAACATTAAGCAGTTTGATCTGCCAGTTCTGTTCTCTTCAGCTAAGAAATATGGTCTTGAGGGTAAACTAGAAAAAGCTGTTAAACAGTCTCATATTGTTGATGTAGCTGAATATGCTCAGGCTTTTATATCTAAACAGCTAGGCGGAACAGTAGTTGGCTGGGAGCAATCAGAACTTGGATTTAAACCTTTAGGGTGGCAATTAGAGAATGTAGCAGCATCGCTTGGATATAAGAATTTAGGTGGTGCTCATGAAGCCAGAACTGATGTTGATATGACTCAGTTTGTCTGGCGAAAGCTTAAAGACACTAAGAAATGGGATGAAGCTGCTAAACAATTTGATAAAGATCTTTTATTAAAATCCATACCAAGAGCAAAAGGTTACTCTCCTGTTGTCATTAAGAAAGGCATGGAGAGAGTTAATTTTGCTGCTGAGATGCTAAAAGACGAATCTAAGTATCTTAGATCGTTTACTCATCACTTAGAAGAACTTTATGGTAAGGGGAAGCCTACATCAACACTAGGCAAGGCTGTTAAAGGCAAAGGTCTTGGGCTTGGTAGCATAGCTAGTTATTCAGCCTCATTTGTGGGCTTGAATATGATTCTTCCAGGTAATTTCTGGCAGAATGCATTTACCTCTGTTACTTGGGAAGCAGCTAGATTAGGAGCCAAGAAAGCAGGTGTTAAAGGCTGGAAGACTTGGCTTGCAGCAGGACTTGGTTCTGCTGTCGGTAATGCTATGTGGATGGGAGCTAGTGCTCTCTCTAGTGATCCATCAGATGTAGCAGTAACTGAGTCTGGGTTTTCAGGCAAAGATGATGCTTATAATTTCATTCAGGGCTTAGGAGAACAAGGTCTAGCTCCAGAGGTAAGACATGAATTAACAGAATTTGGTTCCGGCTGGCGCGGAAGTAGAGATCTTCCTTCTTCTCTTATGGGAGTGCCAATAGACCCTCAGGTTTTGGCCTTCAGAAGAGATGTTATTGAAGATAAAGAAGAATTAGCAGAACTAAAACAAGACATTAAAGAAAAACAAGCTGAAGCTCAAGCTAAGCTTGGTGATTTTGATCCTTCTCAGTTAGGTCCTATATCAGGCCCTGTTGCAGGTCTAGCCAGAAATAAAAGTCTTAAAGAAGTAAATCTATCTGACTACAAATTAACAGTAGAAGATGCAGACACTATTTTCCTTAGCAGAAAAGGTCTTGCTGGTCTCTTCTCTAAAGATATTGCAGTACGTCTTTCAGGTGTAGATGCTCCTGAGGTTGCAAGTCATGCAGATGATCCTATGGAAGATGTACGTATCTGGCAGGAACAAGCTGGAGGACAATGGGCTACTGAACAGTATAAGAAGCTAGTAGAAGAACAAGATAACTTAAGACTTGTTATTGATGCGAACAACAAGACTTATGGTCGTCGTCTTGGTGTTCTAATTGGAGATGAAGGAACAAACCTTGCTTTAGAGAGTGTTAGGAAAGGTTTAGTTGCTGCTCTTCCTTTTGGTAAGTCATCAGAAGATGTTGTTAGCCGTAGAGCAATAGCCCAAGCAGAAGAAGAAGCCAAACAGAACGAAGCTGGTATCTGGCAGTTTGCTAGATATAAGGCCATTTCTGAGGCTACTGAAGAAATTGGTCAACCAATTACTTTCAATGTTCTTACTGAACTTACTAAAGTTGCTAGGAATCTTAATCTTGGTACTTATGGTTCATTCTTAGAATCCTTAGGCGAACAACAAAGAGAACTTACTTATCAAGAAGCTCATACCGCTCGTCGAATTGGCCGTGTTCTCAAGAAGACACATGGCAAAGCTAGATTCTCTCAAAAATTTAGCGGCAAAGACGACAACTATAATACTGTTGAGGGACTAAGACATGATGGAGGCTTATCAGAAGATATTCGTAAAGATTTAACTCAATTTGGTTCTGGATTCGATATATTCAAACCAGTGCTACAATATGAATCTATCAGTGAAGCTAAGGATAGATTTATTGAAGACAAGAAGAAGAGATATGCAGTAGATAAGAAGTCTAGATTCTCCGGCCGGGACGACCAATATAACACCATTGAGGGCTTGCTTCATACAGGTATGGCTAAAGATGTCCGTCAAGCCTTAACAGAATTCGGCTCTGGTTGGGACCCTGTACGTGCTATGGCTAGAGCTATTTATAAGAATCTAGATGAAGAAGAAGCACTTGATGTATTTAGAAGGAGTGATCTTTTTAAGGGAGCAGTTTCTAAAGCTCTTAAAACTCCAGAAAAACAATTAGGTAAAGGTGTTGCTGGTTCTGTTAAAGGATATACAGCTGAAATAAAACACGGCATTGAAGGAGTCCCTACTCAGTTTGGTTTTGCTGTTAAAGAAGCAAGTAGAGGGGAAGCATTTGCAGAGCATATGGCGATAGCAAAACTAGATGAAGTAGAGCAACTATTGCTTAAGAAGAGATACAAAAACCTAGAGGATGCCATGATTGAAGCAGAGAAAAGTGCTTTGAGCAAACAAGCACATGATCTTCCCTCTCTGTATGGCACTGGTAAGGATTTTGGTCTTGATGAAGATACGATTATCATGGAGCAATTCAAAGGCACTCCTATTAGAAATATTAATAGAGAATTGACTCCTGGTGAGATTACAGATTTAAGTCAATCAGTTCAGAGAATGCATGCTGCTGGCATTACACATGGCGACCTTCATAGAGGTAATGTCATGCTTACAGAAGAAGGAAAGATAGGAATCATAGACTTAGGAATGGCCGAACGTCTAACAGACCCCAGAATGAGTAAACATCACTGGCAAGCAGTCATGAACGATCCTGTACAGAAAGCAGCACAGAAAGAATTAGGAAGAAAGGTAGATGTTGAAGAGTTTTCTAATATGCTAGATGTAGCAAATGTACATGCTGTTGATCTTATTTCGCAAGGTGCAAAGAAAGAAGCAAGACCTTATGTACAAGTTATAAATCAATTATTAAGCACAACTGAAGCTAATTTAATTGAAGCAAAAGCCTCACAAGTGTTTCAGATGTATAAGCAAATAGGAAAACCAGCTTCTATACCCAAGAGAGTTGGTTCTAGTAGTAAAGTTATTCCTCCTGTTCAAGATGATTATATTAGCCCTACAGCCAAGACAGATTTAAATACTTTGCCTTTTGACAAGACTCAACCTATGACGTCTAAAATTGACGTTCAAGACAATATGCTTAATCAGAATCAGCAAGGAATCTCTTCATCACCAAATTTACCTATGGGCGAAGGTACTGGAACAGGAGGAGGTCGGATAAAGAAGAATTCTGAATCGATCAGAAGAATGAGAGCTGAAAGGAAGAAGAGTGCATACGAAGATAGAGTTGTTAATGCTTCTGATGTTAACATTCCTAAAGACTCTCAGAGAAGTAAAAGAATGAAGAGATTTAGAGAGGTTAGTCGTTCTGCTGTAGGTATAGGACATAGATCTGCCCACAATGCAGGCAGAAAACACTCAAAATTTAGTACTGTAGTATAATATAAGAGGACAACCTTTAAGGAGGTATAAATATGAGTTTTTTTGGTAGGGCAATAGGTGGCGGTATAGCTGGCGGCCTATTGACTGGTGACCTTGGTGGTATAGCTGGTGGTGCTGCTGCTGGTGGACTTGGTGGATGGGCAATCGGCAAGACACTTGCCGACAGAACCACTGGCATGTTTACAGGTGGCATGGGAATGATAGGAGATGCTGCACTGAGGGCAACTTCTACTATTGGCAAACGTGGAGCATTTAATGCTGCAAGAAGAATGGATAGAGGCATAACTAGAGCAGCTAGCTTCTTGGGAAAGAATCAATTAACGACAAACAAAGTTGGAGGTGCTGCTATGACTGCATTAGGAACAGGAGCAGGCATACATATTGGTTCTTCTGTCTTAGCGTCTAACAGGAGGTACTAGTAATGAATTTTTTTAGAAATGCATTAATGGGTGGTGCTATTGGTGGTTTAGCCACAGGTGATCTCGGTGGTGTAGCCGGTGGTGCTTTAGCTGGTAGTGCTGGCGTTTGGGGTGCGCGTAAACTGTTAAGTAATAAGAATGCTTCTGGAATGGGAGCTGCTCTCCTTGAGAGAGGGGGATATGGTCTTACTGCAGCGGCTTCTACTATTGGCAACCGTAAGCTGTTTGATGCTTCAATGAAGATGAAAGGCATGGCAGGTAGAGCTGCTGGTTATTTAGGACAGAACTCTGCTATGACAAATAAGGTTGGAGGATATGCCTTTGCAGGATTAGGTGCTATGGCTGCCGGGAATATCGGTTCTTCTGTTCTTAGGTCTAATGGAGGTTACTAGTCTATGGATTGGTTCGATAAGAATCCTTTAGGCCCACAAGATATAAGTACATTTGGTGGCTTCCGCAGAGAGGCCATGTTTGATGCACATAAGTGGGGTCGATCTGTCTTTGCAAACTCATTTGCTAGACAAGGATTCGCATCTGTTGCCTTCGCTCCTACTGCAGGTGAAGCATGGAAGGCTTCTTGGAGAAGAACTAAGAGACAAGGAAGTGCTAAACATATTCAGAATTTAAGATCTATGCTTTCTAATGTGGCTCCTGGTTCTTCTGAATATAGAAATATTAATAAAGCACTATCGAAGGCAGAACAAGGTACAACCAAGATGGGACTTGCTAAGCGAGTGGGTGGGTTCGCATTAGGTGGTGCTTTTGCTCTTCTGCCTGCATTCATAACTCCTGGTGGTCTTCCTGAGAAGGGTAGAGCTGTAGCAGGTGGTTTGGCTGGTCTTGCTGGTTGGGAAGTTGGCTCTAAGGCGGGTATGGGTGTAGGTGCAGCAATAGGCATGATGATACCTATTCCTGGCATGGCAGCTGTTGGAGGTGCTCTTGGATATGTGGCTGGTGGTTTTCTTGGGGCTATTGGTGCAGACGAAGGTACACAAGCCTTAATGCGTATTCCAGATAATATGGTAGAGAGAGAACGCAAGAGAAGAAATCTTAACTGGAGAGGAGATCAAACTGCATTCATGACTCGTTCAGCTCATACTATGAGACAACAGTCTTTGCAAGCTATGAATAGAGGTATGAACAATGCTCGCTCTATGTTAGGCAGAGAAGGTGTGTTTCTGCACCAATAAATCTATATCTTAATAAATACTTATGTTAGGTTTGTAATTGTTTTTTGTTCGATATCAAGGAGAATAAGTTTGGATAATGAGATTGATAATTTAGAGGATTTAAGAAAATTAGATCTGCCGTTTGATGTAGATGAAGTATCGTCTCAGTGTCATCAATGTGTAAGAGATCAGCTAGAAAAGTACAAAAAACAGGTAGATGAGTCAGGTAAATCTGTTGCAAATAGATTTATAGTTCCTTGTCATGGCATCAAGAAAACAATTATAGATCCTGTTAAAGAAGCGACTCTTACAGATAAACAGATAGAAACATTAAAAGCAGTAAATGATGTTGTCAGTTTTGCAGGTCATTATCTCAAGTTACCTGATAGTAGTTTATGGAATGCTAGATGGTACCAAGAGCAAGTTCTTAAATGCACTTCAAAGCGTAAAGTTTTAAGAATTGGCCGACGATGTTTAGTTCCTGGTTCTATGGTCCTGATGGCCAATGGCAAATGGAAGCCTATTGAAGATATTAGAGTTGGAGAATATGTTGCTTCTCGAAACGCAAAAAACCAGTTAGTCTCAAAGAAAGTTCTTTATGAACATGATAATGGAATTAAAGATGTCTTTAATATTAAGATATCTAATGGAATGGAGATCACATGCACTTCAAACCATCCATTGCTGGCACTAGAGACACTAGAGTTTGGTAAAGGAGTTAGAAAGGTTTGGAAGTCTTTAGAAGATGGTTTATCTGTTGGAACTAAAATTGTTGTTGCCAAACATTATGACCGCTGGGGTGAAAAACATAATCCTAGTTTGATGAAGTTGTTTGGTTATATGTTGACAGATGGTTATTTTGGCAAACCAGGTCAAACTCCAAAATTTACAAATAATAACAGACAAATGGTTTCAGAGGTTCAATGTCTTGCCAAAGAACTTTTTGATTATGACTGTTCTATCCGGCCTAAAGGAAATGGATTCGATATCTATCTTACAGATGGAGATCATAGTTCTATTAATAAATTCTCTGAGACACTTAAGACGTTTGGGCTTCACGGTGTAAAGTCTGCCAGAAAACATATCTCAGATTTGTTTTTTGATTATGATAAACAAAGTCAAATGGCTTTAGTCAATCGCATGTTTTCTGGTGATGGTGGTGTTTCATTACACAACAAGAGAGAAGAACCTAGAGCAGAAGTCTTCTTAGTCTCATCTAGTAAAGAAATAATTAGACAGGTTCAACTTATCCTTCGCAAAATTAATGTTGAATCATTCATTTCTCATGACAATAGACAGATTGATGTTATGAGCTGTGGAGTCATTACTGAATCTGACTCTTGGAAACTCCGTATATCTAGAGCAGAAAGTATTGAGAATTTCTTTGCAAATGTTGGTCTTGTTTACGGCAAAGAAGATGTTTCAAACAAAGCAATATCTATTGCCAATTCAATCAAGAAGAGAAGAAGATCAGGAAGTAAGCAGTTTAGACATGAGACGATTAAGTCTATTGAGCATATAGGCGAATCACAAACATATGATATTGAAGTAGAAGATACTCATAATTTTATTGTAGACAATATCGTATCTCATAATACCGGAAAGACAGACTTGGTCTGTGTTGAGATCTGTTATTACCTTTTTACTAGAAGAAACATAAAACTTGTAGTTGTTGGTCCCCAGAAATCTCATACAGAAGAGATTATTAATCGTGTCAGAGCCTTTATTTCTAATAATCCCATGATGAAGGATTCTGTGGTTAGAGATGTTTCTGCTCCATATTATGAGATAAAACTTCGTAATGGTTCTCGCTTAAGGGGATTTGCTGCTGGAACTAAAGGCAAACAGCAGGGCGTATCTGTTCGTGGTCAAGATGCGGATAGAATCTACATTGAGGAGATGGATTACGTTGATGAGAATGCTATTCAGGGAGCTATATTCCCTATCATGATGACGAATCCAGATACTGCTCTTATCGGATTCTCAACTCCTTCAGGTTTCAGAAGTCCTTATTATAACCTCTGTGAAGAGAGCCCTCAGTATAAAGAGTTTCATTTTACATACAAAGTACTTCCATGGTGGAGAAATGTTGAGTTAGAGAGAAATTCATTCACAGAGGAACAATGGACTCATGAGTATCTAGCAGAGTGGGGTACTTCAGAGTCTGGTGTTTATAAGCCAGAATATATTGATAGAGCCATAACTGAATACAATTATGATGATATGGTTCGTAATTCAGTCTGGAAATATACTATTGGTACAGATTGGAATGAGAAATTTGGTACTGAGATTGTCGTTCTTGGTTACAATACTCTAACTACAATGTTTCAAGTAGTTGAGTCAGTTCATATTGAAAGATCAGAGTTTACACAGCTTGCAGGAGTATCAAAACTTATAGAAATGAACCGTAAATGGAGACCTTCTTTCATTTATATAGATGCCGGTAACGGTTCAACTAATTATGAACTTCTTAGGAAAAAAGCCTATGATAATAGTAGATTTGATGGAGATAGAGACACTGCACGTCTATTAAGCATCCTTAAAAAATATGATGCTGGTGCTGCTTTAGAGGTTAGAGATCCTGTTTCACAGCAGAAACACAAAACTCCAGCTAAACCTTTTATGGTTAATTCCTCTGTGCGCATGTTTGAGCAAGGTAAAATTAGAATCTCTAGTCGCGATAAAGTCTTAGAAAAACAGCTCAGAAGTTATATTATTGAGAGATATACACCTACAAAGACTCCTGTTTATGGTCTAGATGATCCAAAATTGGGAGATCATAAGCTAGATGCACTAAATCTTTCTATTGTTGCTTTTCAGCTAGAATTTAATGATTTACATGCTACTAAAGTCATAACAGATATAGGCGTATCTGTTGACCCAAGAACGATATCTAAGAAATCTTCTAACCCTAGAGAAGAGTCATTTCAGCATAAGAGACCAGAACCAAGAGACTTAAATGGAGGAATTAGAACTCCTCTAGAAGAACGAGTATTTGCTCATACTCCTGGCAGGATAGATAATGGTCTTGAAGGTATTAGAACCAATCGTCCTGGATGGTCTACAGATGAAGAAGACAAGCATATACAGAAATTTTTACAGAAGAGACGTTCAAGGTTTAGACTTCGCTCTGGTCGACCAAGAAGAACAAATATTTAGGAGGATGTAATGTCACTTAAGTTATACTATAAAGATTCTGATGGCTCATTTGTTGATGCGTCTACTGGCGATGATACTTCTACTCCCATATCAACTACTCATGAAGGTAAGACAGGAGATACCAAGACTGTAGATCTATATGTTCGAAATGATGATAACAGCAAATGGTATTCTAATATCACTATTGAGCCTGTAGATTTAGTAGAGGCAGATCCTTATGGAGATGTAGCCTATACAGAAACTGGTTGGGGTGTAAAACTCAGTAAAGGAGCAACGGAACCTACAGAGAATGAGTGGGAAGACATTAACTGGGGTGAAAAGATTACAATGGATAATATTGGCTCTGATGGTTCATTTGACACAACAACTTACTTCCCCTTCTGGTATCTTATCTCCTGTCCGCCTAATACAGATGCTCAGAACAAAGAAGACATAGTTTTGAAAGTTAACTACACAGAGAATGCAGTGATCTAATGACTGACCTTTCTAAGCTTTTAACTCCTGATGATAGGCAGATTCTAAATGCGACTGGAGCCAATAATTGGGTTCCACCAAATCCAAGAGAAATTCTTGTTCCTTATATGGGAGATGAAGAACCAAAAGAAGGCAAACAAGATATTGAAACAAGAAGAGAGAAAGCAAAGAAAGTAATAGATGAATATTCTAAAATCATAGAAGAGTGCAAAAGACTTGAAGCACAGATAGAAGATCGTTGTAAAGATGTTGTTGTTGATATAACCGATCCAAATCTATATCCTGTCCGCAAGGCCATGGCTAGAGTTTTTGGTCCGGGTGATCATAAAAAAATAACATTTCAACAGTACAAGATATGTGTTCAAGAGCTAGCTAAAGTAAGTAGTAAATTACCAAAACCGGAGAGTAAGACATGATGGAGATGGCATCAATAGACCTTGAAAAGTTTGATCTTGTTGCTACTAAGGTCACTTATTACAAGCTTTTTGAGTATATAGTAGAAGATTTTGTTACTAGAGAAGACTCTAAAGAGATGATGAAGTCTTCAAACCTTCCCGTGTCTACAGACGTTACCTCTATGGTCAATACAACTGTACAAGTAGCCATTCCGGCAGGAACTGGTACAGGTATTGGTAAGGGAACAGGAAAGGGGACAGGAAGATCTACTCCTATCTATAATGGCGGGAATATGAGTGGTGGTTCTCTATCACTTAAATCAAAATACAAGGCAGCCGAGGAAGCAGGAGGAGAGACTATTGAAGGTCTTAAGTCTGGTATTGAGACTGCAGCTGGTCTTTAGGAGACAATATGTCTACAAGTGATGAGTATAAAAGTACTAAATCTTCAGATGCAGTTTCTGACAAGACAGAAGAACCACAAGTTAATTCCGCTAATCCATTCTCTAGTCAGGACTATCATCAAATTGTTTCTGCTTTTGAGAAACAATCTACTGATTGGGCAGAAGAAGACTATGCTTTAGCATCTCATTACAAAGATACTTACTCTACTAGAAATTTCTCTGAGAGAGTAAAAGAGCAGATGGCTCACTATCCAGGTCTTCATCAACCCGCCACTGGTGTGCCTGATGAAGATCCGTATAAAACAAATGCTGAAAAACAAGCAGAAAGAAGGCAGAATTTTTGGACAGATGCAATGAGCAGTCCAGATGCCTTTATGAATGGTCTGCGCTCTAGAGAACAAGACTTTGATTATACTACTGTATTTGGTTCTGACGCATCAGCTAAAACTAAAGCAGAGAATGTAGGAAAAATTCTTACAGAATGCATTCCTTGCTTTGGTCGATTACTAGATGCTGATGGATTAGTGCCAGATGGAGACCTTTTAGAAGTACATGCTTTAAATATAAATCTAAGAAAAGATCTTATTTCAGACACAAAGAAGCTTTTAAATAATCCTGGTTCGTATTTGGACATTTGTGAGCTTCTCAATTTGCTATCTCATCAATGTGTTCAGGATCTTTTTGCTATATTGGCTCTGCTGACTCAGTATTTAGCTAAGTTGAACCTAGATATCAAATTTAATTTTGACTTTATAGAAAATCTTGTTGGAGCTATTTTAAGCCCATTCCTTGATGCTCTTAGTCAGTGGTTAGATAAATGGATACAGCTAATTATTGAACCTCTAGTTTGTGTAGTTGACCACATTAATGAAGTTATAGTTACTTCGCAAACTATGAAGATTCCTCTCTCTTCTGCTGGTATTGGCATTGATGCTGATCTTGGCGTACAAGATGGAGTTTTCAGCAAACAAGATTCAGCTTCTACAAAGAAAAGACAACATAAGACTAAAAAGTCTAAATGGTCTGACTCAGAGATGGATAGATTTAGCGATCTCCCTCCTGGGCACTATACTCCAAGAAGACCTACTGTTCCAGATGAAGAAATACAGATGTCTGCTACAGAGATTAAGGAGTCTTGGAATCCAAGTATGTCTGAGCAGCAGAGAGAAGAAACAAATCAAAAGTGGGAAGAAATCAATAAACAGAGAAAAGACAAGAAACTTAGCTATACTTCTGACATTTATAAAGAAAGAAGAGATGGGACTAGATGGAGTAAGGATAATGTTCCTAATTCTGAGAAGTTTAGCGCTGGTTTTCAGTTTGGTGATGAATACCATCCACCTGAAAAACAAAGCCTTCCTAAGACAGCAGACAGCTACTTTGACACCGGACCATTAACAAACTCAATTGTTCAATTGAGAAATATTCTTCAAGCTGGGATTCAGTATGTAAGAGATTGGTTTATCTATATTACACAGATGGTATACGATCTTCTTGGTACTGACTTCGGTTGGATGAAAAACAAGACAGGTTCTAGTTTTCTAAAATCAGATCTTATTAAGATGATTTCTCTTGTGAAGGCAATTATTCAAGCAGTTTCTAAAAATGGACTTAGATGTGGAATAAATACTAATTTAGATCAAGATCAAGTAAAGTTTATTCTAGAAGACACCTTAAACAAATTCTCTCCTACTAAGTTTGAAGTTATGGAGAATGGAGATATTAAGGTTATACCTTCTGGAGGAAGTTTGCCTGATACTAAAGATACATCTGATGCTGTGCAAGCTCAGATAGAAGAACAAGATAAAATAGATATGGGAGAAGGGATAGGTAAAGTAACAGATAAAAAGACAGAAGAGACTCTGCAGGATTCTGTTAAATCAGGTATCATAGTTAAAAATTGCTTAAGAGACTTAACCTCTGATGAGGCAGCCAGAGCAAGGGAGTGGATCTTAGAATATGAGAGGAGATCAAATGGCTGAAACAACAAAATTAACACCAGCTAAAAATACTGGTTTCTCTACTCCTGAGAAGAAATCCATCATCCCTGCTACTCTTCCTGCGCCCACAAAGGTGTATACCACTAATATTGGTAGAGGAAGAGCACCTACACTCAGATGGGAAGTACCTGAGTGGGATCTTGTTGAGACAGGTAGAATCTTAGATACAGAGTCAATTGTTAGAAGAGCTTTTAGAGTAAAGAAGAACCTTTTCCTTAAAGAAGGATATGAATTTACAGGTTCTAATCTAGACAGAGTAGCTTATGTAAAGAAGAGACTTCAACAGATAGAGGTAGCTTCTGGCATACCATTTCCTATTTTAATCTCTCAGACAATCTCTTCGCTGATAAGATGCGCTAATGCATTTTGGGTTAAAGTCAGAAAGACAGAAGCTTCTGGTGGCAAAGTACGTACTGTTGGTAATAAGAAACTAAAACCTGTTGCAGGTTATTTCTTACTTCCTGCTGAAACAGTCAGATTCAAAAGAGATGAATACGGAAAAATTGTTAAGTATCAACAGGAGATATATGGAAAAGTTGCTAAGGAGTTTAGACCTGAAGATGTAATTCATTTCTATTTAGACAAGAGAGAAGGATATTCTGTAGGGACTCCTATCCTTACTCCAGTTAAGGATGACATTCGTGCTCTTCGACGAATAGAAGAAAACTTAGAGCTTCTTGTATATCAGCATCTCTTTCCGTTGTTTCATTATCAGGTAGGAACAGAAGATGCTCCAGCAGCTATTTTTCCTGATGGCACATCTGAGATTGATGTTGTTCAGACTAAAGTTGCTGAGATGCCCTCAGATGGATGTTGGGTTACTCCCGAGCGGCATAAAATCACTCCATTACAGGCAGGAAGTTCTCCTGTAGCTGTAGACAAGGTCATAGATCACTTTAAGCAGAGAATCTATACTGGTATTGGTGTTTCATCGGTAGACATGGGTGAAGGTGGAACTGCAAATAGATCCACAGCCCAAACAATGTCAAGAAACCTAGTTGATGACACTAAGGCTGACCAGAAAGAATTCGGTGCTCAATTCTACAGTAAAGTTATTGTAGAGCTTCTAAAAGAATCTACATTCTCTCAGGCTACTCTTTTAGATGAACCAAACAGAGTATACCTGAAGTTCAAAGAGATAGATTTTGAAGCTAGACAGGCAAAAGAGAATCATCTTGTAGACATCTTCATTAAGAACGCAATCACTCACTCTGAGATGAGACAGATGATGGGTCTTGAACCATTTGCTGGTGATGGATGGCCTACAGGCACTAAGAAGTCTCAGATGTTCTCTAAAGGAGATGGGGATTGGTCTCAGACAAATTATGGTCTTATTGAGAGAGATAAGGTTATACTTCAGTCTCTTGATGAACCAGGCACAGATGCTTCTAAAGCAGAAGCCGCTTCACGTACAAAAGCTACTAGTGCAAAAGCAGCAGGTGGTAGTTCTGTCAATAATAAAAACCAGCCTTCAAATCAGCATGGTACTCGCTCCAGTACAAAAATTAACAAAGATAATTTAGAAAGTTTAATAGGATACAGTACTCCTATACATGATATCTTTAATAAACTTAGAGAGTCAATAGCTTCTGATATCAGGTCTAGCGGAACCAAACTTAAAGTTATAGATTTTAATCTTGATGTAGCTTTTTCTGATGCAAAGAAAACTCTAGTCAGAAAGTCTAAGCTCGCCTACAGAGCTGGTCTTCGTGAGTCTGGGGCAGATATATTCTCTGTAAATTATAATAGCGCGTACACTAAGATTCAAAAACATATAGAGAAATATATCTTGAAACTCAAAGAGGATTTATATAATCAGATCAAAAGACATACAATTAGAGATATGAGATTAAAGCAAGAGGATGCTGTGTTTGTAGAGATGATATTTGATGCTCTAAGACATAGAACAGATATGATTGACAAGAGTGAACCTATGAGAGCATATAACTTTGGTCTTGCATCTGGGTTTAGGTCTTTAGGTAATATGAATATGAGGTCTGTCCCTACAAGTGATTCTGCATGTAACATATGCAAAGAGCAGTTTTTGATATACAAAGAGTCGGATGCTATAATTTACGAAGAGTTACCGCCTCTGCATCCTCACTGCAAATGTAAAATGAAGGTAACCAATTAAGGAGGGAAGAGGTAACTATGGAACCATTGTTTAACGATTATTGTAAGGTACAACCTCTGTCAGACAATCAAGTGTCTGAAATGAAGGATTTCTTTTCAAGTCCTGAAGATAAAGGCTTAGAGGTTACCTTAGAGGCGACTCACTCTGGGTTTATGAATGATAACCTTAGATTCTATATTCCATCAAGAATGAGAGATGGAGCTAAGACATTCACACAAAGAAGGAAACCAGCAAAAATCTTAAAGCATCATGATGCACAGTCTGACCCTGTAGGTATCATTGTTGATGCTGAATATATAGATACAACTCCAGAATATTTGCAGAAGAATAAAGATGTCCAAATCCTTAATGATAGCAGTTTCCCAATGAAGAAACAGATTTCTGCGGCTAAGAGACTAATGAAATCTGGAGTAATGGATTCTGAAGACTGGAAAGGACTTGGGTATGTTAAACTTAAAGCAGTAGTACTTGACGAGAGGACCATAAAGCAGGTACAAACTGGATTGTTTGATGCTGTCTCAACTTCTTTTAGTTCTCCAGGCCATGTTTATTGTAATGTCTGTGGCCAGAATCTAGTAACTGACGGATTCTGTGAACATGAGCCTGGAACTATATATAAAGACAATGAAGAAGACTCTGATGATCCAGGTGTTGTTTGTGGAATGATACCTGGAGTTCATAATTACCAAGAGTGTAGTTTTGTTGTCATGGATGGCGACCCACTCACTGGTATAAAGATTGGATTCGAGGATTCTCTTAAAACTTATGACATTCCAGTTGAGGACTGGAGAAGCAACTCATTTGCAAAAGAGACTAAATTTGTATATGAGTTTAAAGACTTTAAGGAGGCAAATAACATGGATCCGACAAAACTTTCTGATGCTCAGAAAGAAGTCTTTGAGGTGATTAAGAAGCTTCGTCCTGAACTGGATGATAATGCTATCTCTGAGTTGGCTGTTAAAGTTAGTCAATTAAGACAAGAAGATGGTAAATATCCTTATCAGGAAGACGCCGATATCACTAATGAGCTAGCAATCCAGTATGCAGTTGACAACTTTGAGACCAAAGAACAAGAAATTAATGCTGATAGCATTGTTGATGAAATGCAGATAGAGCTTAAGAAGATGCTTGATGAAGGTGTCATCAGTGAAGAGATTTGGAAGGTGGCTGATGCTCAGCTAAGTGCTGAGGAGAGAAAAAAGCTACCTAGTTCTGCTTTCTGTGGTCCAGATAGGTCATTTCCAGTTCCAGACTGTGCACATGTAACTGCAGCGAGAAGACTTATTGGTAGATATGAAGGTCCTGGAGACAAGTCCAAAATACGTGCATGCATTAACAGAAAAGCTAAGGCGCTTGGATGTGATGATGAGAAAGAAGATAGCGCTGTGCCTTCAAAAAATACAACAGATGACAACAAAGATGCATTGTTTACATTGCCCACATGTGAACAGCTTAAAGACCTAGAGAACAAAGATGCTCAGACATTATTCGCTATGGCTGAGTCTGAATTGATTTCTAGAGATTTGAAAGTACAAAGAGATTGTAGTAAATGTGCAGAGTCTGCTGATCTTCTTGATAAAGCAAAACAAGAGTTGAAAGACAGTAAAGAAGAAATAAATGACCTTAAAACAACACTTAAGGTTTTAAGAGTCGAAATGAAGAATCAGATGGAAGACTATTTCCGCCAAGTTGATGATTATGTTGCTCTTGGTTCTGAGCTTACAACTGTAAAATCAGAAAAACTTGCACTTATTGGTGTTCTTAGTGGAAAGTATGATACTCTTGAGAAAGGAATTGATGCACTAAAAGATGCTGATTTGACAAAAGAAGAACCTGTTCTGATGGATAACTTCAAAATTGATGATGTAATGACCAAACTTAATGATGGTCTTGCACAGCAAAATCCAGAAGATACTGTGGATGATCCTACTGTCAACATAGATAGTGATAATTCACAATTTCCTGATGGTCTTTCAGGTCCAGCGGTGGCAGCAATCGAAAACATTAGAGATTTCATACATTCCAATGAGATTGGACGTGCCAAGAATCTTTATGCTAGAATGATTGCTAGGAAAGTATTTGATGAGAAACAAGTACCATTTGATAGTCTTCAGCAAAAAAGTCAGACCCTTGCTGAATAATATAGGGAGGTAGAAGATTATGACTATTGCAAGAGGTTACGTAGCCGACCATAAGTTTTGGGACAGAATGGGCCGCATCACTCCTAATGTGGACTGGTCAGAGTCTGATCGTCCACATTTTGAGAGTATGCCAGCTCCTTGGCTTCCAGTTCAGCGTAAAGAAGAAGAGATTGAATATTACATTGTAGTGTCTTCAGGTAAGGTTATTGCTGAGGATCGTAATGGACATCTTGTTCCTGCTGGCCTGAGAAAATCTTGGAATGTAGCGACTGGAACAACTATTCTTACTTATACGGCTACTGATGTTTCAGAAAATGTCATTGACTTGACAACTGGCGTAGCAGTAACAGCAGCAACTTCTTATACGGAGACTCAAGTTACTTCGGCTCTTCGTGAGAGAGGGCTAATTCGACACACAGAGAGAGCTACTGATTTTATCAGTAAGCCGATTGGTATCGCTTCTTACAACTACTATAAAGCAGCTGGTACTGATCATTACAATCCTGCAAATCTGTTTCAGCATAACTTTAGACCACAAGCTCTGGCTGCTGTCACATGCGATTATGCAGTAACCTATCCAGTTCTTCCTGCGTTGGCCACAACAGAGACAATGGCAAATGACAACACAGGTGGAGCAGCTGGCGCCCTAGAAGATTTCTTCGATGGTTCAACAACTCCTCGTGTTGCTGGTTGGTTCAGCTCAACGCAGATTCATGAAGTAACTCGTTATGCTTCTGATGTTGCTGCGGGTGATAACATCGTTGGCTACATGACAGTCAATTATCCTCTAGCACATGATACAGCAGAGAGTACAATTGAAGCTTCAGTGTCTGGTTTAACTAGACAGGTTAGTTCAATTACAGACATCAGCTCTGCAGGTGACTACTTCATCGATCATGAAGTTGGAATGATCTTCTTCTATGAAGCAGGCGGAGATGCAATTCCTTCTCCATGGAGTGTGTCTGCTACTCTGACGTACTATCATTATGGGAGTACAGGAACAGCCACGAATACTGTTACTACGTACTCATGCGCTACAGGCAATATTGAGTATGGTGACTTCCTCACCTACGACACAAACAGCAACCTTATCAAAGCTACTCTGGATATCTCAGATGCTGAGGGTTATGACGCAAGTGGTGACCTTTACAGTGCTGACCCAGAGTATGATACTGAATCAGATAATGGAGTTGTTTCTCTCCAGCTTGAGAAAGCAATCCAAAACTGGATGGAAGGAATTGTTGGTCAAGTTATTGGTGTAGTCACTTATCCGAGAGATTACCTCGATAGAGTGCATACTGCCTATAGTGGCCAAACTGCTGCCAACATGAGAACTCCTGGTAGTGCAACTGGTGGCCGGAGTGACCAGCTCACATATTCAAATTCTGCCGAACGAATGGTCATCGTTAACTTAATCTTCCGCTAAGCCGAAGAAGGAGGAACCTTACAATGCCTAGAAAGATTGATCATGCGACAGCCTTCGGCGACAGCTATGAGCTTTTCCGCGATACGTGGTTTGCTAATGGATTCAATGAGCCTACACAGCAGCAAATTGAATTCAAAGATATTATGGCCACTCCGAATGCTCAGTACTGGATGCCTAAGGTAGTTGAGGAGATTGTTCGTGAGCCTGTTGAGCCTATGCTCATTGTTCCTAGCTTGCTAGACAGGATCGCTTACACTCCAGCTGCTAGAATTACATTCCCAGCAGTAGGTGCTTTGGTTGCATTTGACCTTGCTGAAGGTCAGGCATATCCAGAACAACAGTTAAATGTTGCTCCTGGTAGCATCACAATCAATGTTGGGAAAACTGGTGTTGCGTTTAAGATTACTGAAGAGATGCAGAAGTATTCTCAGTACGATGTGATGAACATGCACATCCGTGCTGCTCGACGTGCTCTTGATCGACACAAAGAGAAGAAAGGTATGGACTATATCACTGGTATGGGCGTATCTCTCTTCGATAATAAGAATCCGACAACATCTGTCTATGGCACATGCACAGGTCGGTCAATTACAGGTGCTGGTAATGGCTCTTGTAGAATGGAAGACCTTCTAAAGGCATATGCCCACATCATGATGCAGGGTTACACTCCTGATACCATCCTGATGCATCCTCTGACATGGTCTATGTGGATGGCTGATCCTCTGCTTCAGACTATTGTCAAGAATACAGGTAATGGTAGTTGGTTCCAGCCGCACAATATGCCTAAATCTGGTTTGCCTTGGGCTAACGCCTCACAGAACAAAATGGGTATCCATGGTGGTTACGGCCAGTATACACCTCCGGATAACAATGCTTCTGCTACACCTACTGGTGTGGATGAGATCGATCAAAATCTCAACAGTGCACCTGTTATCCCTAATTACTTCCCGCATCCGCTGAAAGTATTGGTTAGCCCATTTGCTCCGTTCAATGTCCACAACAATAGTTGTGACATCATGATCTTCGACTCTAGCAACCTTGGTGCTCTAGTTGTTGATGAGGATGTCAGCATTGACCAATGGGAAGATATGTCAACAGACATCATGAAGGTTAAACTGAAAGAGCGTTATGCTTTTGCTATCTATGAAGATGGTTTGGCAGTTGGTGTTCTGAAACATGTCCCAGTTAAGGCTAATGAGATTGCTCTGCCAGTAACAGCTACTATTTCTGCTGCTGGATCTCTTGACGAACTGGACCAAACAACATCTATTAGTGGTCTCTAATTAGAGAACCGCATTGATGTGGTAAACTAAAGGGAGGAGGAGCGGTGGTTCCTTCTCCCTTTTTTGTTTTTCTTCAATAAGGAATTTAGCCATGAGATTGGTTAAAATTAAACTCTGTCCTCAAAATCCCTTCTGGTTTCTTGGAGATATCATCAATCTCACAAAAGAGAATCCTGAGAGCCCTCTGATAAATTTAGACTCATTAGAGGAAGAACAAGTTAAAACAATTAACCAAGCTGCAAATCAGATGGAAGTTAAATTGTTTGATAGTGAAGGGAATAAGCTAAAGAAAACTAATGATGCTATCTTTATATCTGGCGACCATGCTGTAGATGTAAACGATATAGATAAGGAGGAATCAGAACAAGACTTTTTAGGAATTGAATCTGTTACTGTGTCAGAAGAATCAGAAGAATCTGAAGAAAAACAAATAATAGTAGAAGAACAGGATTTGAAGGATGCTAGTATCTTTCTTAGCAAGAATGGAAATACTGTTAGGAAGATGATTAAATCCTTACCTAGGTCTGACGATAGTCTCGTGTTTTTGCATGCTCTTCTTCAGGTTGAATCAAGCACTAAGAACAGACATGGTGTTGTCAGTAGGATAGAAGAGGTGATTGATGAGTGCCAACAATAGAGAAGTATTCGTAGAAGAAGGCGAATTTAAAGTTGGAATGGATTTCATTATGAAGCTTAGAACAGAAGCCAATAGGCAGAAAGCCTATAGGAGTTCGAAAGATTTTGCAAAAATGCTTGGTAATGATGGTTCTGACATCCCTGACTTCAAACAAGATTCTCTGTCAGAACTAGATAAGATAGCTGATTCTCTTGAAATCATAGAGGAAGAATAATGGCTACCACTCCTCATATTTTAGACGTATATCCTGCTCCAGGTTCGTCTGGAATTCCTATTGGTGATCAAGTAACAGTTACATTCGATCAGGAGATGGACCACTCTTCTATCAATACAGGTACTTTTGTGCTTGCTGCTCCAGACAGAAGCACTACAATTGGTGAAGGGTGGAATTTTCCTGATACAGCAGGCTCAGAAGATGAAGATATGCTTAGCTCTCCTTATTATGGAGGGTTTGTTAAAGGTACTATCTCATTTTCAAGAGTAAATGCATATGGCTCTCCAGTAGAAGATAGCGAAACAGACACAACTGGTGATGGTACACTATGGAGAACAGTTGCTCTTTTTACTCCATCTCAACCTTTATCTCCTAATGTTCAATATACTGTTTTAGTTGCTGGTGATGAAGATCCTACAAATCAGTTTGATAGTGGTGTCAAAACTAGGACTGTATTTGACCCTGTAGCTATATCTGTAACAGGGACTGGTAATATCTCTTTCAGCGGCGGGTATACTGGCTCAACAAGCAGAACCTATACTGTAGAGATAGTTGCTTCTGGTACAGTAGGCAATGCTACTTACCAGTGGTGGGATAATTCAGATCCTCTTACCGTTTATCAAGGCATCACTACTACTGGCGAGAGAGAGCTAGATAATGGATTGTTAGTCTCATTTGATCCTGATGGTACTTTGGCATCAGGCGATAAGTGGACTGTTCATTGTGTGCCGTTTATCTCTCTCTCGAACACATATAAGTGGACATTCACTACCGGCTCAGGAGAACTTCTTGCTCCTCCATCTTCTTCAAGCACTAGTGGAATAGAAGAGTTGTCTTCTGCTTCTACTTCTGCCTTCTCAGTCTCTGAAGTAAATCCTGAAGGAGCAAAGTATGGCGTCTCTATATCTGAGGACCCATACCAAGGAGAAGTAATTACAGTAACATTTACAAGCACCTCTATAGTAGATGCAGCAACACTTGTAGATGCTGTAGAGGTCAGAATGGAAGCTGCTAATGGAGATGTAAATTTAGTCCCTGTTACCGATCTTGATTTTGAGACTACATTGTTGGACAACGTTCTCACAATTACACTAGATCCAGGTCAGCTTGTACAAAATTCTATTGTTGTTGTTACCCTTGACAAGACTATAGCGGATACAGATGGCAATATGCTCGGGTCTGATTATGTGACCTATTTCTCTACAACATATACACCTCTATATTCTAGCTTAAGAAGAATAAGATTTGATCTTGGTAACTTCATCTCTGGAATACAAGATGAAACAATCATGCTAGCTATATTAGAAGCTAGTATATATACAGATGCAATCAAGTTTGCTACTACAATAAGCAATTCTTCATTTTATATGCAAGCAAAACGTGAGTTCACTACATGTCTTGCTGAGTTAAAGTTGCTTAAAGGTCTTTCTGCTGATGTGGTATCAGGAGATAGAATGTCAAAAACATTAGGTGACCTTTCTGTGTCCAGAACAGGTACAGGAAACGCTCTTAAAGAGACAATGAGTGATTTGCAAGACTGTATAAATTACTGGAGAGTTGTGATTGAGTCTGGAGGCGCAGTCGCTCCAAATACTTCTCTGTCTCCAGAGTACACTGTTAAAGGAGCTGATGCCTCTGATGCTATCACTGTTGCAAGACAATGGGAACCAACAAGTGGTCTTGGTAGTTATCGCTCCGCAGCAAATACAAAAGTTTCGAACTATAATAGTAGCTCTAGAAAGAGATATAGGACGTTTAGAAACAAGACAACTTGGAGAAATAGAGACTAATGTCGAAAAACCCTTATATGGATATATATCCGACTAATTCTTCTAATCTCGAACTTGATTTGAGAAGAGAGATCAGTCGTTTGCTTTATGGAGCAAAAGATGAAATTGCTAAAGGCAGACAAGGTCTCTTAAGAAGAATGCGTAAAGACAATAATGGAGACTTAATACGTTGTCCTTGTAGAAACAGAAATACAGATGAGCCAGATAGAGACTACTATTGCAGATACTGTGTCGGCATGGGGTACTTTTGGGATGAAGTAAAAATAGTGTATTATAGAAATGATGAGTCTTTTCGTAAGAGAGAAGGAAAGGTTAAGGAATTCGAAGGAGATATGTTCTATCTTGCATATGATACAATCATATCCAGTAGTGACTATATCATAACAGTTGATTTAGATCAGAATGGGAATCCTTCAGTGCCTGTAACTAGAGACAAGTATTTTAAGATTTTGAGTGCTGATCCATTCAGAGCAGATAATGGACGAATAGAATTTTGGGCAATTAGAGCTATAGAGGAACGCAAGTGGAGTACTTGGTATGGTGTCAAGAATAGACAATATAACTAGTGTTCCTGATATAGAGGATCCAGAAGTTAAGGTGCGTTATTCTGAGACAGAATGCAATAGGATCCTACGTGTATACCTTGAGACAATACAAGCCCAAAAGCAATTTTCTAATGGTTCAGAACTGAATGATTTTTTTGATTTGGTTCATAATGCCATTATTTCAAGACAAGATTCTGAAGGCGTACTTAAGTCTAAGAGGATACTTTTCTTAGAGGAAGATCCTCCAAGTGAGAGTGAAATTGACACAGAAGCAATTACTTTCATCTTAAGGTCTAGAGTACCTGGAAGATTCGACCAAGGTCCTGCTGGTACTGGTAGGATTAAAGAGGTTACTGGACACCAGAGATCTATAATTGAACATCCAGAGCATCCTGGAGAGAAGCTTGTTACTATGGGTCGGTTTTACGACAACTGGATAACATTCAATGTCTATGCTCGTACAGCCAAAGTAGCAAGACATAGACTTCTTTGGTTTGAGCGTCTAATGGATGCTTTTACATGGTATTATAGATTACATGGGTTTCGAGTGATAGAGGAGGGTTGTGGAGATAAAGAGTCTATAAATCTAGGAGAATTAGAAATAACAAAATATCCTATATCATACATGGTAAGGACAGACGATACATTCCATATTAGTACGCAAGAGCTTAAGTCTGTAGTGTTTAATATAGGTGTATCAAGACAATAAATACAGGAGGGTTCGATTATGACGTTACAGAATCTCCCCCGCGTAACAGTTACAAAGCCTGATGGGAACTTGGTTCCTGAGCAGACAACACGTGCTCCACGTGTTCTTGTTGTCGGCACTGCTGGGTCTGGTGTTGGCGATACTGCATACTTTGTTTCTACTACAACTCAAGCTAGATCAGAATTTGGTTCAGATGGAACCTTGATTAGAGGTATGTGGGAAGCAAAGAAAACCGGAGCTGAAGAAATCCTTCTTTATAGGATTGGTTCCACATCAGCTATTGTATCTGGCATTGGAGACTCGACAGGCTCTACAGGTTACACTGTAACTACTATTGAGCAAGATGCTTCTGCTGGTGACAATTATGCTCTCTATTATGACAATTCGAATGACCGTCTTGTCGTAAAGAGAAACAGTGATGATCTTATTGTCTTTGACAATGACTCTACAAATCCAATTGATTTGTTTGAAGTTACTGTTTCTGGCTATAAAGCTACTGGTGGTGGCCCTGATATAGGTAGTGCATCAAGTTATGTGAACTTGAGTTCTATTGATGCTTCTGCATATTCAGGAACATCTTATACTGCAGGCACAGATGGTCTTGGTCTCTCAAGAATGGAAATGTACCAGGAACTGTATGTTGCCTATAAGAATCTGCTTCAGGAAGAATTTGATGTTATCGTTCCTATGGATGTCTATATGGACGACTATAATGTAGTCGATCAAGGACATTATAAGGGTTCGGTTACACCTGTTGTTCCTGGTGGACAGTCATTTCCGACTGCTGGAGCATATCAACCTGGTACAGACGTAGACTCTCTTGGTAAGGTCTATGTTGAAGAGTATGAAGGCGAATATTACTTCTGGTGGTGGTTTAGCGGCGGTGCATTTGCGGCTGCAGACATTACTCCTGCAAATGTTCCTGGCTCTGGTAGTTCAACAACTAAAATTGATGGCACTACAATAACAGAAGATGACTTCCATGAAGTTAACTTCGCATATCAGCTTGGTCGGTTTCTTTATGACTATAGCACTGACATTGTTGATGCAACTGGTGTCATTGGCGCTCTTCCGCCAGCAAGTAACTCTCTTAGAGACAAAGCTCGTTGGTTGGGTAAAGCTCCTACTTGGACATTGAATACATCAACAGGTGAATACTATGTCGCATCTAGTGGAGATAATGGCTCTGGTCTATTAGGAAATAAATTTACCGTTGGTAAAAGTGACCATAGATCTGGTGAGTTTGGTGGTGGTTTTATTCTAACTGATTCTGAGTTCATGGATGGAACTGAACAGGTAGATCAAAACGACATCCCTGTAGATCTTGGAAAGTATTTCTCCATCGTTGTAGATACACCATTTCTGAGAAACAATTGGTATAATGCTGGCTATAGGGCTTCATTCGCAGCGTCATATGCTGGCTTTTATGTTGGCATGGTTCCATCTAGCGCTCCTACCAACAAACGTGTTAGCTCTTCAATATCTCTCATTTATAAGATGAGCTTAGGTTCTCTTGATGCACTTGCTGGTGCAGGATATGTCGTCATGAGAAACAAGCCTCAGGGTCTTGTTGTGGCTGATGCACCTACAGCTACGATGCCAAACTCTGACTGGAAGAGACTCTCAACAGTTAGAATTGTTAAGTCTGTCGTTGACGGGATTAGGGTAGCAGTTGATTCATTCCTTGGCGAAGGCATGAACGATGGTTCCAGAGCCTCTATGAGGAATGAAATTGATAAGATTTTGCTTTCTGCCAAGTCGGCTGGATATCTACAGGACTATAAACCTTTCGATATCATCCAAACACCTTCTATGGAGGTCGCTGGAAGAGCAGAAATCAATCTAACGCTAATTCCGTCTTTCGAACTGAGAGTCATCGACCTGACTGTTTCTCTTTCTAAGTCAGGCTAACAATGGAGGTAGGGTAGACAATGGCACAAATTAGTTCATTTACTAGAGGCTACAATAGCTTCAGTGGTGTAGACATCAAAGCTACTATCGGCGCAAAGGCAATTGGTACTTTGCAAGGTATTAGCTATCAGGTGTCTCGTGAAAAAGCTCCTATTTATACAATGGGTACTGCCGATCCTAGAGCTTTTGCTAGAGGCAAAAGAGCTATTGCTGGATCACTGGTCTTTATCCAGTTTGATGCAGAGCCATTGATGTATGAGCTTGCTAACCCCAATGACGAAACAAGGCAATTGTATTTCTTGTCTGATGTTGATGATCTCAGACCAGAATATAACATGAATGACGAAATCCCAGTCGCTGATACAACTGTTACTCCTGTTGGAGAAAGCAGTCCTAACGTGCCTGGTGCGCCTGCTGGTGGACAAGAGTCAGATGTTACTTCTGCTGCATCAGATCAGAAGAGAGCATTGCCTTGGTATCCTGATCAACTTCCACCCTTTGATGTTGTATTGACTGCAGCCAATGAATATGGTGCACTTGCCATCATGAAGATTCTTGGTGTTGAGCTTATGAACTCAGGTCATGGTGTCAGTATTGATGATATCGTGTCTGAGCACAGCTACACATATGTAGCCCATGGAATGGTCCCCTGGGTCTCTCAGGGCGTCCATGAAGACATGGAAAGCGCTATATAGTTAATGTCATGTCTATCCTAAAGGGCTAGGGGAATAGGCTCCTAGCCCTTCTCTCCCCTTAGGAGTCATAATGTCTAATGGCGGCACACAAAAAACATTAGCCTCTTATCGAACAACAAGTGTTGATAAGAAAATTAGCTATCCTAACAATATAGAGAATGTAGGCAGAGCTTTACATCCTGCAGAAAGTACTAATTCTGTAGTTTCTGATTATATGGGATATGGTAGTTTCTCTGGGGCTGATGTTAAGGTTGTTGTCCATTATCCAAGAAATCACTTCTTAGAGAAGAGACTGGCTGAAGAGAAGAGAGACGCCATAAGAGAGATAAATGAAATAACTGATGACATTAACTCATTTAGCGTTATAGATACTTCAAGACTAGAAGGCAGAAGACAATCTGCATATAAAAAGCTAGAAGAAATTGATGAAGAGATTGATAAATTTCACAATATACCTACATCTAAAGTTTTAGCTGAGCTTCAGACTATCAGCTATTCTATATTTAGAGAAAAAACTCCTGTACGTACATTAGGTTCTGTATACCCTAGAGCATATGTTCGTGGTCCGCGTACTATTGGTGGCTCTATGATCTTTACTGTGTTTCACAAACATGTTCTTCATGAGGTACTAAGCATGAACATGGGAGTATACAGTACAGGAACTAGTGATCATGATAGATACAGATATTCTACAAATTTACCTGATCAAATACCTCCTCTAGATATGAGTATCATATTTGCTAATGAATATGGTGCTATATCTCATATGGGGCTGTGGGGGGTTGAATTTGTGCAGGAAGGATCTACTTTTTCAATTGAAGACATCTTTACTGAGAACACAGTGCAATATGTTGCTAGAGACTTAGACCCTATGAGGGTAGTAAATGCAAGAGAAATTGACGGGAAAGGTGTAAGTAAAGAATGGACCAAAACAGCTTCTATATTGTTATATGAGAAGCAACAGTTAAATAGTCATCTGACTAGAAGGAATCCTTTCTTATAATGGCTATTAGAGACGAATATAACAATCTTGTTGGTAGCAAATTCTCTGGAGAGAGAGTTTACGAATATGATTGGTTTTCTGGGTCTCAGATTAACATTATGTTAGGTGATGTTGTTATTGATAGTGCTGTAGGTATTTCCTTTAATATCCAACAGACAAAAACACCTGTTTATGGATATGCTAGTCAGTATTACAAGTTTGTGACTAACGGACATGTTCTTGTGCAGGGCAACTTGACCATTGCTTTTAAAGAAACAGGATACCTTATGTATCCTATTCAGAGGCTCTTAAACAATCAGGTCAATACAAAGAATCTTGACTATTCTGACTTGGCTAAACAAGAATTCTCTAGTTCTCCTAAATACTCAATGGAGAATGGTGAATTTCAGAGAGGTTATAAGAGTTCCACTAATAGTCTTACAGAAGCAGCTGATGCAGCTAGAAGAAAACGCACTATGAAGGCTAATGTGGAACAGATGTTTGAGTGGGAAGCTCGTGGCGGAGATCCTAAATTACAGAGAAGATACAACAAATTCTGGAGAGGGCTTTCAAGTCTTCCCGATGATAAGTTTGAAGACTGGGCAGAAACTTTTGAAGATGCAGTTTGGTTCGGATCAGATAGTAGCAATCCTGTAGTTAGAGATAAATTTTTTAGCAACAATATTGATGACACAACTAGTCTTGCAGATGAAGATGTTTTGATGCATCGGCGTTTAGATCAATATCCAGAAATTGATATTATTATCTCTTATGGAGATCAATCCATACATTCAGCAAATCACACCGTCAAGAAGATACTTGATGTCAATTTTACTGGTCAGTCTCAAACAATAGAAATTTCTGGCCAGCCTGTGTATGAACAGTACAGCTTCATTGCTAGAAATCTAGTTTAAGAATTTTCTATATCTATAATTTAAGTCTTGCATGTTTTAGATTATTACATGTAATCTAAATCATAACCTATTGGAGGAATAGATGACTAAAGGCAAAAAACTATCAAATGAAGAAGCTCAGATGCTTGCAGAAGCAGAGAAGGCAGCAAAGGCAGGTTTTGACCAAAAAACAAAGCAGTTAAATGAAGAAATATATGGATCAATAACAACAAAGTTTGATCCTACAGTAGAAATGAAAGATAAAGCTTCTATGGAAAATGATTCTACAGTAGAGACCTCTTCTCATAGACCTGAAGAAGACCCATCTTTAGAGGGGGAAGAGCCTGGAGATACAGTCCCTGAAGATCCTGAAGAGAGGATGAAATGGACTGCCAAGATGCTGCAGAAGGTAAACCCTAAAGCACCTGGATACAATGCTCTTAGGCAGTGGAAACAGATGCATGGGGATATCTTCATTCTAAATATACAAGATAAAGTCTTTATCTATCGGTATATTAAGAGACAAGAATGGGCACAACTTCAATCGAGTGATAGTTTCAACAACATGAATCCTGTTCAACAGGAAGATCATATTACAGAACGTTGTGTTCTTTGGCCAGAAATGAATCCTATGGTTAAGGCATCTATGCCTGCAGGTGCATTGAGTATGCTTGCAGAACAGATCAGAATTCAGAGTATGTTCTTAGATCCTGTACAAGTGGCCAATATCACATTGAAGCTCTAATGACTTCTCTCCATCATGCATTAGATGCAATAAGAAAGGCAGATGATGCCTTATATGCTGTTCCGTTTCCTGATGGTACAGAGATAGTTTTTCGTCTGCCTTCTTATAGAAAAGCTCTACAGTATTCTGAGCTTATATCTATTAGCAAAGAAGACTCTCAACTTTCTTCTCATATCTACAACTATATATTTAAATCTGTATGTCAGGATAAATTTCTGGCAAATGATAGCGACATGCTTCCAGCAGGTGTCCCTGAGACGGTTGCTAAATTAGTCCTACTCTTCTCTGGTGTAGATGAATCTTCATTAGACTATACAGAGACTCTTCTTAACTCATATAGATCTAGAGTTAATAATGTCATCTGTACAATGAAGAGGTGTATCTGCAAAGTGTTTTCTGGGTATAAGTATCATGAGCTAGATAGTCTTAACTATCAGCAACTTATTGAAGTATTTGTTCAAGCAGAGAAAGTTTTACAAGATGAAGGTATAATATCTGAAGAGGGTCTTGTTATTCAAAGACCTGAAGATAGTAAACAAAAAGATCTTGATGTTGGACAAATGATCAATAAGGACATTAAGGAATACAATCAATTTGAACATGGTGGTTCTTCAGGACAATCCCTGTATGACAGCCCAGAATATAAATCTAGACTAGAACAAGAGAAGATGAGAAGGATGAGACAGTCTTAGGAGGGTACTTGACTTGGTCAAAAAAATTCTTGCAGAAGGGGAACAACCAGGTTTACCTGGTGAAGGGTTCCAAGATAATTCTGGTTCTTTAACAGCTCTTGCATTTGGCGCTGGAGGTCTTGCCGCTACTGGATTTATTCCTGTTGGCAAAGGTCGGATGTGGGATAAGTATCTCTCTGGAATTAGAAGTGTAGAAACTGCTTTTCCCGGCGCAATACTAAGAACATTTAGGACATCTGAGTTCCTCTCTCCTCTTGAGAGCTGGTCCAAGCTTGGTCTTGCTGAAGCTGAGCTTAAGGGTGCTGGAGTATATTCAGATTACCTTAAGACTACTTTTGGCCAGGGCATAAAGGCACTAGATGTTACTAGAACTGGATCTGTATTTGGTGAAGTCAGAGACGAGGCTGGAAGACTTGTTGGTATGGCAGCCCAGATGGAGGCTGGTACTCTCAAGGGTTCTGCTATCTCTGACTACTATGCTCGTGTTCAAGGATTAAATCTTACTCAGTATGATTCTTTAAATGAATCTTTGCTCAGAGCCAAGTGGAAAGCTGCTAAGAGTACTCTTCCTTATAATGAATGGGTAAAGACTCTTGAGCCTCATCTGCGTAGAGAACGTATAATACTTGGGGCTAAGATTAGAAACAAAGCCAATCTCATGGGGCTTAATCTTGAACTCTCTGAGAGGATGGCTCGCAATGTAGCTAAAGCAGAAATAGCAGGAAATATCCTTAGAGCTAAGGCAGCATCTACTGCCGGTAGACTAAACAATCTACTTACAAAACCATTAGAAGTTCCTGTTCTTGGTGATGTTCTAGAGAAAATACCTGGCCTGCGTAGTATGGCCGTTCGTCCTGGCACCAACTTACAGATACTTGGAAGGCTTACTGCCAAAGGTGCTGTAGCTGGTGCTGCTTGGAAGGGTTTAGATTATGTAGACTATCTTCGTTCTGAAGGGTCTATATGGGCTGCTCCACTGTCTGTAGCTGGTGGGGCTGCAGCTGGTGCTTTTATAGCTAGAAGACCTGGTATGAAATTCTCTAAAGGAGGATTGATTGCCGGTGCAGCTCTTGGTCTGTTTACTTCCATATCTCCTAGATTTAGTGAAGGCATATTCTATGGTGCAGCATCTACTACTGCAGATATAAATCTTGCTAGATCAGAATTGTCTAGTACCGTTGGGATCACAGAGTCTCTTCAAGAACAAGAGGAAGTAACTTCTGGTCTTGTAACTCCTCAAGCTGCATTAGCATTTGGTGGTATTGGTGCTTTAGGTGTTGGATTCGCTGACTATTTTTCCTTTCTTGGTCGCGCAAGTAAAGAGAAGTTGGCTACTAAAGAACCGTTCTTTAAAGTTCTTGAACGATTCAGAGAGAGAGAGGGCAACTTAGTATCTAATTTGTGGGAGTCTTCTCTTGGTAAGAAAATAGCTAAAACTCCTATTCTAAAACATCTTACTAAGATTAAGAGTGCAGCAGGACTTGGCTTTGTTGCTGGCCTTGCTGCATGGCAAGGAATTACATCTGGTCTTTCTCTCCTTGCTGGCAATCCATTGGCAGCTATACCTGGTGTTCCTTTTATAGGAACCACAGAAACTCCTGAAGAGCTTAGTGCTGTTTATTCAGGTGAGAAAGATGTAGCTGTACGTAAAGGCAGATGGTGGGAGTTTGGTAGATCAACTGGTTACGAAGGTGGACGTATAGAATACTATCGTCCGCACTTTCTACATAGATTAAGAACTAGAGCGTATCAGAAAGGACTGTATGGTTCAGAAGAGGAGAAATGGGAATACGACCCCATGATAAATCCTCTTAAAGCTCTTTTCGGCTCGGATGAGTGGAAATACCACTATGAGAAAAAACATCAGTATGATAGACCTGCTCCTCTTACAGGCACATATGGAGAAGATATTCCGTTCATAGGGCCTCTAGTTGCAGCTACATTTGGTAAGCTCTTCAAGCCTCGTAAGAAAGTACGTCCAGAAGAATGGAATCTTGGTGGTGGTGAATATGTAGATATTACTGACCCTAGAGGAGAGACAGAACCTGCATATGGTCTTGGTGGTTTAGGTCCCGGTGCACCTGTTGCTCCAGAAGAAGGCAGCCAACTATTAAACCAACTTAACTATAGGAGACGTGAAGCTGTAGGTCTTGTAGGTTTCCTTGAGGGAGCCCTTACTAAGAGAGCTATTGGTAGAGAAGAATTTTTTCAGAACAAAAGAACCCTAGAAGGAATGGGAGAAGAGACAGGTTCTGAATACTGGTTATGGAAACATCTTAATCTTGGCGGTGGGTTAGGCACTACAGAAGCAGTTAGACGTTTTATTCCTAGAACTCCTAGCTATCTAGAGACATATAATCCTCTAAAGAATGCTCTTCCTTCTTGGATGCCAGATGACTACTTTCTAGATCTAAAGCATGGTAACCCCTTCAAGAAGATACCTGAAGCAGAGATAAGACTTCCTGGTGAAGGCTATGCCACCCTACATCCAGAAGTTGAAGGTCTATCTCCTGAAGAATATCCATTAGCACATAGAGTTAAGATCCTTGGCGATGTAGCTATGTGGTCTAATGAATATAAAAGCACAATTAGATATGCCAAGTCTAGATTAGATCAATTCTCTCCTGAAGAAGCTCAGATGATTCAGGAGACAGAGGAACAAGTAAGAGCCAAGAAGGAGAGAAGAGAGTTTTCTCCCTATATATTTGGTGGCGACCAACTAGAAGAGATGGATGTAACTGTCTCTGAAGTCTTAAGTCCTAGACATATTAAGACTAAAGAGATGGGAGATATGATTCTTGAGATTCAAGGTATTGGTGCAGTTAAGAATACAAAGGAAGCCTTAAACTTTGTTCAGCAGTCTCTTGAAGGCAGCAAGGTATCTGTCCATACACCTAAACTAGAACCTAGAAGATACAGCTCTATAACTAGAGGTCCTAGAATGAAGGTAGTTCCTATGGTTGAGGGACAGCCTATTAGTTCTTTAATGGCAGAGGAAGGTATTTCTGAAGCGAGGCCACTAGAAGATGAGTTCAAACAATTACAATTTTCAACGGCAGAACGTCTTGCAGGTAGATTAGGTGAATATGTCACTCATGGAATAGAGACTCCGCTTGAATATCTAACTCCTGTATCTCCAGCATCAAAACTTATTCGTAAGAGATCTCCAGTTGAAGAATATGTTGCTACAGAAGCTATAGGAACTGGAGCCTCATTCTGGGATAGGCCTGTAGAGAATTTTCTAAAGCCTGCTTATAACATGGCTAAATACAAAGCAGGTATAGTTGATGTCCCTGAAAACGTAGAAGAAAGACGAGATATTCAAGAATACTTCGATATGCTGAAGTGGGTTAAAATGTCTCGTCTTGAGAAGAAAGCTCGACAAATAGGTGATGATACAGCTGCTGCTGAATATAGCAAAGCTAAATCCTCTACTGTATTTGGTGTAGATGTCTTTAAGAGTCCTGTAAATATTATGAGGGCTCTTCCTCGTCGAGAGAGAGATTTCTTTGGCGAATTTGTTGACGCAAGAACAGAAGAAGAGAGAGCACAAATCCTTCAACTCATACCTGAGAACGAGAGAAGAATTTATCTTTCTCAATGGATGAGACAAGAAGAAAGAGCAGCCTATTCAAAGAGGAATGCAAAGATAGAGACAGAAGAGGACGATAAGATAATAAACATGACTGCTAGAATGAGAGCCTCTGAAGGTTTTTCTTATCCTGAAGGTGCAGAAGAACAATGGCTTAAAGAGACTGGCGGTCGAATAGAATTTGATGAGTGGATTAGAGAACGTAAAGCAGAAGAATACTTTGAGACTCACTCTCTCCCTGGAGCAGACTGGCTAGGTTGGCATCCATCAGTGGACCTTGAAGATGTTAAAATGCTCATGGTTGAGCAAGCAGGCCTTGACCACCATGACTTTGATCTCTGGGGACAGAGAAGAAGAGCCCTTGCACGTAAGCCATATATAGAACCATCTCTCCTTCAAGGTATGACTGAAAGAGCTGAATATGAAGATTCTTGGAAGGTTGCTGAGAATTCTAGAACTCTTACAAGAATGTTTAATGACCATCAAGCAGAAATATATGTTTCTCAGTTAGATACCCATGGAGATGACAATAAATATGATATCCAGGTTAAGGATAGCCGCAGAGACCTTATTGAGAAAGCCTACAGACATCTAGGAGCTTAATATGTTTGGACAAGATGAACGATCACCTCTATGGGGTTTAGCTGCTGGCGGAAGTCTTATTGGCGGTGCCGCATATGCTTTTAGTAAAAACAAATCAGCATTTGCTGATGTTCTTAAATCTAATCTAGATGTGGCCTCTTCAGTGGGGTCTAGAATTGCTGATGCTCCTGGCTTTGTTACAGTTAGAAATATGCCTTCAGCAGTAGGTTCTGTTAGTAGTGAATTGTCTTCACTAGTTCAGGATCTACCTAAGAGCACAATACGAGACATAGAACAACTTACATACAGATCTATCATGGCAGGCAAAACAGCAACCCATGAAGAAGCATTGTCAGCTTTGTCTGTAGTTAGAAAACAGGGATCTCCTCTAGAAGCATATGAAGCAGCAGTTGAGAAAGCTGGAGCATTAGGCGGAGACATAGGAGAGATAGAAAGAGGAATGAAAGGAATTGGAAGTGTTCCTTCAGAATCTATAGTTAGACGTGCAGGAGTTTCTGAGGGAGGATTTGGTTTTGGCTTTCAATATGAGAAATTTGCTGATCTTAGTGAAGATGCCCAATCCAGATATACAAGACTTAAAAGCAACCTTGAGTCAGCAGCTGGCAGAAAAATAGATATTAGAGTTAAGAACATAAGTGATATTATTGACAATGAGGTTGTAACTACTCCTATGGCTACAGCAGAAATTGCAGGAGAGTCATTTAATATTCCACTTGCTGATACAAAATATACTTATGGAGGCAAAGGATATACTGCTAGATACGCAACTAGAGGGGCCTATACTGCTACTGGCCATAAGATGACTTATTCTCAACTTGCTGAACAGACACTTATAGATGCTTTGTCTGGCGCACAATCTCATAGAGAAGTTAAGCAAAATTTACTTCAAGCACATCAAACACTGATAGATCAAATGAACTCTAGAGATTCAGATGCTAGAGCAGCAGCAGTATGGACTCTTCCTGAGCCTGTTGCTCCTTCTGGATCTAAAGCTAGAACACGTATACTTGCACAAGAGGCAATTGCATCAGGCAAGATTACAGAGGAAGAAGTAATTAATCTTTTAGGACATGGCTTCTATGGATACACAAGTCCCTCTGCTGCAGCAAAGGGAACATTAGCTACTCAAAATCTAGCAACTGGTCTCTATGGTCCTCTTGGGGCTTTTATGAGTGCAGAGCAGAAACCTACTCAATTCATTAGAGGAGAATGGGGTGTTACAGGAGAAGCTAAAAGAAGAGCTAAAGCTTTTAAAGGTGCATTCGGACAAGCATACTCTCGTTTAGATAGAAAGATGAAGGGAGAACTATATGACCCTCTAATATATGGTAAAGGAGTTAATCCCCTATCTGCAGAAGCTTACTCCTCTCCTCAATTACTTACATTTTATGCAAAGCCTGCTGCAAAGAAAGAATATGGTATTGGCTATAAGTCAGGAGCTCTTAATGAACTTCTTTCAGCAGAAGAAGGAGTTATATCTAAATCTGTTACCGGACAGATGGAACATGAAAGAGTAATTCAGAAGAAGATTGCTCTTGATGAAGGTTTTAGAGTTAACAAACAAATCTCAGAACAACTTAAAGATGTACCTCCAGGTTCTGGAGTTTCTCCTGTATTCTTAGGCGAAAATCAGTTTGTTGGAATAGAGAAAGGCACAGGTAAAGAAATAATAACTAGTAGAGGAGATGCTATTGAAAATGTTGTTGGTGCTGAGATTACTGGGCCTAATGAGGCTAATGTTTTTATAAGAGAACGTAGAAGATTGTCAGAAGATGAATATTGGAAGTTCTTCTCAGAAGAGAACAAATTTATGGCTTCTGCTGCTTCTGAAGAGAAGATGAGAAAGACTATTAAAGCAGCTGGGGTAGGAGACCTCAGAAAAATAGCTGGTCAGGAAATAGAAGCTGTGTTCTCCGGTAAGCTTGTTGGCAGAAACAAAATGGCACTTCTAAACCAGCAGATAGAAGCAGCAAGTATGTTTCTTGGTAGAAAGATAGATAGAGGAACAATTGCTTCTCCTGCGGCGCAAGAATTCTTAGCTGACCCTATAAAAGCTCTCAATGTAAAAAGTCTTATGGCTTCAAGTGCAGCAGATGCTGATTTTCAAATACAGAAGAACTTGGTTGGCTTAACAAGAAAGTGGGGCTTCTCTGGATTTGAAACACAGTTAACATTTGGTCTTACTGATCTTGATGTAGCAGCTAAGCTTGAGAAACAGACAAACTTTAGAGGCTTTTCTAGATTAGTTGAGAGAGCACCTGGTGTAGTCGGTCTTGGCAAAATGAAGCTTGGCGATAGAGCAGCTGAAGGTGGAGCTGGAAGAATAGGATCATTTGAAACTACAGGTTTTAGAGCCTTGGCGATGAAAGGCGAAACAGGAGAAAGCTTTGCTGCTGAACTAAGAAATAGACTTCTTGGTAAAGGTGATATTACAGAATCAGACAGAATGTTTGCCTCTGTTATTGGAGAACAAGGCTTCTTTGATAAGTTTAAACGTAGAGGTTTAGAAAATTTAACAGATATAGATCCTGAAGAACTGTTTGTTCCTGAAGGTAGAGAAGTTAGTCTTGGTCGGAGGATGAAAGAACTAGGAGGATCCTCTTCTTTATATGTCCCAGGTCTTGAGACATCTCCTGATATAATGGCTCCGTCTATCGTTAAAGGTGAAAGAGTACAGTCTCCAGCCGCTAAAAGCATAATGTCTTTCCAAGGCTCTCTTAGTAAACATGTCGCCGGTAAAATAGGAGATGAAGAACTTGAGGCTGCAGCTGCCACTCTCAGAACTAATCTAGCTAGAGTCTCAGAGCAGCAAGCATTTGCTAAGAGTAAAGTACTTGGCTCTAGAGTTCTTACAGGCATCAGAGGAAACTTTGCCAAGGATAGAGATACTTTTAGAATATCTAAATCTGCAGCAGAAGGAATGTTTGATGAGCTTATTGACAGAGCTGAATCAGGCGAACAAGTAGATTTCCTTAAGCAACAGAGAAAAGCAGCCATGGAAGAACAGGTTCTTACTGGAGGAATGTGGAGACACCCCACTACAGGACCTGAGTCATTTCAGTTCGTAAAATACAAAGTAGATAAAGATCTAGCTGATGGGATGCTAGCTGCTCCTAAAGAATATGGGAAGCTTCATATAGAAGGCAAGACTAGACCTGTAGATGTTTCTGCTATGGTTGGGTTTAAAGGTGACTTTGACAGAGATCAATTCGTTATATCTGCAATAGCCGATAGAGATAACTCTAATAGAATAGCTAAACAGATAGATCATGGCATGAAAGAACAGTATAACAGATATGTGTTTAATCATTATGCTATGAAAGATTCCATCGAAGGCAGACTAGGCAAAAGTTCTGTCCTTGATATGACTTCAAAAGAAGCCCTTGAGATGGGATACAAACAACACACAACAGCAAAGACCTCAACTGGTAAAGTTAATCTAGCTTTACAAAAACTAAAGATTGGTGTTTCAGCTGCAGCTCCTGAAAAGTATAGACCTTTAGCTGAAATGTTCTGGCATTTAGAAGAAGCGGCTATCAGTGGCAAGCATGGTGTACTAGAATCAGAACTTTATCAGGCAATTGCTAGTTCGGTTAATAAAGGTGGAGAACGGGGAATTAGAGATATGGAGGCTGTAATAAAAAGTCTCATGGGAGAAGCAAGAACAATAAGAGGTGAAATAACTGATTCTTTTGGTAATAGGATTACTCAACAGATTGATTATAATCCAAGACAATGGGCTGAGACAGCTGTCGGTTCGTTAGATGCTGTTAGAGACGATGTTAATGCTGTTATGCGTTCGGCTTCATTTGCTAAAGGAAATGTAGACGCAAATATAAAACAGCTTACTGAACAATTCCATGCTAGAAGATCTGGTTCTGTTGATATAGCTCAAAGCCTTATGCAAGGAACAAGTGATGAGTTTACAACTAAAACATCAAGAGCAATGAGACGAGGAGCTGTAAGAGCTAAAGGATTTATGTCTGCAGTTAAGAAAGGTTCTAAACCTCTTATGGTTGGAGCTGCAGCTGCTGCAGGTATTATGCTTATGTCACCTAGCACATCAGGTGTACTTAGAAAACCTGAAGGCTCTGCTGGCGGACGTAATATGCCACCAGAAGACTATGGTCCACCTAATGGCGGTCCAATACAACCACCACCACCAGGACCAAATAGATCTCCTAGAACCTATGACATAGGTAGCGGAAACAGAACATCTCATGCTAATATTAGAATGCGTATTAACGATTTAGATTCTTCATCTAGAGACTTTATGGCTAGTGCTCGTGCCCTATCAGATGGTTCTGGAGTTAGAATTAATGCTAAAGATGACAGAAGTATCTTAGATCCTAGATTACTCGCTAGTAAGATCCATGAGAGGCTATAGTAAATGACAAAGAAGAAAAAACCAACTCGTGAAGAGCACCTAAAGTATATGAAGACAGACACTTCATCTATACTTGGTAAGTTAGGTTCTTTTCCTGTACGTAGGTTACATCAAGAAAGAGACTATTCTACCTCTCCTCGCACATCACTTAGATATATATCATCTACGATTGAGAGAAGTCGTCCTTCATTTGATAAAGCAAGAACAACTGGATTTGATTATAATCCAGGTTATGTAATTCCTTCAGACATTGAGTTAAATACAGGTTTTAGTGACGAAAGAGAACTTCAGTTAGAGAACGACTTTGCTGAACCTATTAGCAGTGAATCTATTGAAGGCGGAACAAATAGACCTGATCTACTAGAGCAAGAAATAGAAGAAGCTATTTCTAAAGATACTAAGCTAGCTACAAAATTTTCTTTTAATACTTTTTCAGATGATTTTCTCATCATAAATGATGTCTTTCTCTATAACGTTCCTACAGCAAGTATCTCAATTCGGTCACAAACTGATGTTTTTGTTGGTGAGACACTTAGAACTAGAGCACCTGTAATCTCTACAGAAGGTCGACAAGATTTCATTTTGAATTTAAGTTTAGTCTTTAATCCTGGTAGAGAACAAACAGAAGATTTACGTAGACTTATATCTGAACTATCAAGACATCCTCTTGTCTTTATCTTCAATAACAAAGTTAGAAAGTCAATTGGTGTTGGTGAATTCGACACCACAATGTTTATTCTTGAAGCGGGTACACTTAGAAGCTCATCTGAATCTGTAGGTGCTGTAGTACTAGATTTACAGATGCACTATTTCAATCATAAACCTTTCAGCAATAACTTCTTCTTCAACGCGAAGATGCCCGGTATTTCATATTCTTCTGAGATTGAAGACTCAAAGGCAAGAGAGCCACTTAGTTTAGATAGTCTTGAAGGATATGAGTCGTCTGATTATATTCTTGACCAAAAAGCACAAGATATAAGAGAAAGAATAAGAAAGAGTGTTACTCAAGTTGCAGATTCTAAGACAAGAAATATTCCTGTAAACTTTCCTTCAGAGTCTGATTCTTGGAAGTATTATGCAGATCATCTTACTGATTTGACTCCTATCATCTCTGAGAAGCCATCAGACTATATGAGCTTTTCTGTTAAGGTCTTCGAAGTAAAAGACCCTCCTAAAGAAGCAAAACAAGGACTTGGTACGATTCAGGGCGCCTTAACAAGCACAGTTACTCGTCCTTCTGTCAAGTCTATGTATGATGCTACTAAGCCTCTTCCTGAATCCAAAACATACCAACAGAAAGAGGTAGAGGCTACGTATGATTCTAATGTACAGCCATCTGCTCTTGAAGGCACACCTATTGATTTTTATAGTTATGACTCTGGCAGGTCTGACAGTATTATACTTACTGCTTCTCCTGGTGTTGTTCATAGTGATGCCTCAAGTAGACTTTCTGATTTAATTAATGTTGGGAAGGATGAAGGCGCCCCTGCAATTCAACCTGGATTAATTCTACATATGCAAAAAGTAGCTAATAGATTTCCAGGTAGAAAAATTTTAGTTAATTCAGGTTCCAGGTTTCCTAAAAACCCAGAGAAATTCTATTCTAAACCAGTAGAGAGAAGAAGTAGACATGCTACTGGAAACGCCATGGACTTTAAGGTTCAAGGCGTATCAAATAGAGAACTTTTTAAGTTCTTAAGAACTCTTCCTAATTGTGGATCAGGATACTATCCTAATTCTACATTCTGCCATGCTGATTATAGATCTAGAAAGGATTATTGGGTTGATATTTCTGGCCCGGGAGAAAAATCACATTATCTTAGAGGCCAAGACAGAGCAGATTACCTTAGACAACATGTCTATGATGGGTCTGCACAATCAGACAATGTAGAGGCAGAAGCCGACAAGAGAAGTCGTCAGGCTAAATCAAAACCTCATGAGCAACGTAAAGATGCTGCCGCTCCTAAATCAAGTGAATACGCTAAACAAGAAGAAGAATTATACAAGAAACAAACAAAACAAGATCCTTCTATTGGACATAAAGTAAACGACCCAGTAAAGAGGTCGTGGCAGGCTAGAGCTGATTGGATAGAAAAACTCTATAGAGAAGGAGGTTGGATCTATTATTCAGGAGAAGATAATAAGATAAGAAATGTATTCTATAAGGAGTACTCTGTAGAAATCTCTTCTGGTATAGATTCAAATAGAGATCCTGACATTCTTAGAAATATTGTTTGTTCTGCAATCTCAATTCAGTTTGGTCATAGAATTGCTCCTATGAGATTGCTTAGTCAACATACATACACTTATCAATTTCTTGGCGCTGGTAATAAATCTGGACAAATGGTTTTTACTTTCTCTGGCAAGAAAGGTCGTGAGTCTGCAGATGCTCTGAAGAGACTAATTATTTTTGCTAGAGATAATGCAAGAAATTTTGGAGGTGTAATCAAAGAAGCAGGAACTATATATATAAATGGCCTCAACTACAATAATGGAGACACTAATACAATTCTGTCTCTGCTTAATATAGAGAATATCATTATTACAGATATTAAGGAGTCTTCTCTTCCGGACTCTGTAGATAAACACCAACTTGTACTTGAGTTTATTATTCAGGATTTTCAAGAAGAGACTTTTGAAAAACTATTTGTTGAATCTGTTGAGAATAGAAGAAGAATAATAAAACAAATATTTAAGTATCTTACTAGAAACAAATATGGTGTGGTTCCTGTCCCTTCAGTGGCCACCTATGATCCATCTCAATATAGACCGTATGTTTTAAACAAGGAGACTCCTTCTTGGGTTTCAAGTATTATTAGCAGAGCGGCTACTATAACTAGAAATATAGAGAAGCAGATGCCTCCTCTTGACTGGAAGTTAGAGCCTAGATCTTCAAGAACATGGAGAGACATATATGCAGAGTGGGGAGCTGATAAAGTAATAAAGGGAGACTATTCAAATGTCTCTTCTTCAGACTTCAATGCTTCTTCTTTAACTGTAGGTAGAAGTGTGTCTTTGTCTGCAGTTCAAGACCTAACAGAAAGACGCAAGTTCGAGAGTAATGGAGGATCAGAAACCAACAATACTCATAATGATCTATATAGAGAATGGCTATCACAGATGACCAACCTCACTAAAGAGGTCAAGAAGTATATAGAAGACGAGAAGAACTTTGAAAAGTACTTTGGTTCTCTTGGTGATGATTTATTAGATGCTGTTACTCAGACTATGGGTGAGTGCTATGGAGATATGCTTCTTCCTAATCTTCCACATGCTAACATTCCCGTACCTCCAGAATTCTATGTCTATGACGACTCAGATGAAAGCCCTATCTTATCCAATATTACAGACCCTGCTAATATGGAGAAGTTTTTAAAAGAACATATTAGGAATGAAGTTCAATCTATATCTTTGTACATGAGAGAACGTTGGCTTGGTGGATCATACTTAGCAAAGAATCTTCCTCGTATATTAGAAAATAGGAAATATTACGATAGACAGATGCAAGGAGAGTTTGATTTTATAGATAATTTTTGGAAGATATATCAAGAAGGAGCAACAGCTTGGGAACCAATAACATATAAAGAGGACCCTTCTATTGATAACAATTCTCAAGTTAAGAAGTGGAAAGAATTTACTTATGCTGGTATAGGAGCCACTAATCCTGAAGACGCTAGATTTAAATACATGGAAAGTCTTGTTGGCTTAAGTCAATATCTTAATAAAGGTAGACATTGGCAAACAAGTTATACTGAACAAGATAACCGTAACCTAGTGACAAATATATATGGCGACCTGTATGATAAGACATCTTTTGGTCCCAATCCACAATATAACAAAGCAGATGCTGCATCTAATGGCAAAGCTCTTCCAGAACGAACACTAACTCAGATACAAGCGATAACAAACCAAGCGTATTCTAAAGTAGCTAAAGACAATAATGTAGCTATTCCTATTGGTTCTGATAGAACCGCGTTACCAAACGGTGATATTGTTATAGGAGACACGAAAGAAGAAAGATTAGCTGAAGAATACTCAACAAGTGTTGCTATGATTAATGCAGCTAAAGAGAGTGTCGATAGGATGAAGAGACGCTCTCAGAATAGCTTATTGGGGTATATCGGTAGTGTTGGTGGTCTTGCTCTTGTCTCTATGCTTGATTTTACTGACACCTATGATGTTGATGCTTCTGATTTAATATATAGAGGAAATGCTGATGCTGTAAATAGAGCTAGCGCAGCACAGCATATATCTAATGTAATTAAAACTTTAGATCATAATATTAAAGAAAACGTAGATGAAACCAACCAAGAAGACAAGATGGCATCTATGTTTGCTGGGATGGCTATTGGCTCTAAGGCAGATGATCTTAGCATTCGAAGAGCATATCCAACATTTAAAATATATTTTATTGAAGAAGACGCTCAAGATAGCGAAATGATAGATGGGAAGGTCGTCAGAGCATTTGATGACTTTTACAGTTATTCAGCTATTCAAGAAATAAAGATAACTAGGTCTCGCAAAATAGCTTCTGATCTTGCTGTTATAAGAATGACTAATGTTGGTGGTCTTCTTCTAAGACGTAGATTTGGAGATAGAGATCCTAGACAAAATAGTACTGGTGAAATGCAAGGTGTTTTTGCAGATACCGCTAAAGAGCATCCATTTGAGAAGATGGTTCTTCAAGATGGAGTAAAGGTTCAAATCAGACTTGGTTATGCCTCAGACCCAAGTAATCTAGAGTCAGTATTTCTTGGTCAGATAGTTGAGATAGCGCCTTCAGAACATGGCAAAATCTTAGAAATAATGTGTCAGGGATATGGAGCTGAACTTGAATCTATTGAACTTGGCGAGCTAGAGGATGGACCTATATATACTAGCACTCAACAAGCTCTGTCTTCTGCTATCATTCAAGATAGCGTGTCTACATTTGGTAGACAAAGTAATTTTAATAGATTCAATCCTGCAGAAATAAGACATGCTTGGACAGGAGGTACTGGAGATAGTATTCTTGGAAAAATAAATCCTGCTACTGCTGTCAGAGATTGGGCAGACCATAATATGGATAAACACTTCCAGAAGTACACCTTCTTGAATTTTCCTCAAGATGATAATATTTTTGCTCCTCCTCCTTCTGCTTATGCCTCAGCATGGATGAGGTTTTATAACAATGCCTGTATCTACAGACCTTTAAAACAAACTCCATGGCAAATATTCAAAGAACATGAACTTAGACATCCTGGATATATTTCTATGGCTGTACCATATGGACATTCACCTAGAATGACAATGTTCTTTGGTTCAAAGATGCAGCACTATTGGTCTAAACCTCCTTCATCTTTAGAACTATTTGCGTCTGAGAATGCATATAATGCTCTTGTTAGAATGAGAGGCAAAGTTGCTTCAGGCGATTTTAAGTCTTTACAAGGTTTAATTAGTCGACTGACTAAAGAGTCAGGAGAAAAGCCTAAGCTTATATCTGCGATGCTTAGAGATATTGCTTTGTCTGGTGCTCCTACAAGAACATCTCAAGCAATTGCTAAAGAGACAGGAAGATATAAACCATTTAGAAACTATCATTACTTTGATAGCTATCACCATATTTTAAAAAATGAAATTCGTACTTCTACAGATGGAACATTTAATGAAGTAGAAATACTATTCTTTACTGATGAAGATGATATTCAAGAACAATATGCAGAAGATCTAATAAAAAGCATTCAAAGTCTTGGATCAAAACAGGAAGGTGTATTTTCTGTTAAGCTAGATGAAAATATACTTGAAAGTTCACTAAGGTCTTACAGAGAAGAATTTCCGTCATGTGTCACTGTAGATATGGCAAGAAGGTATGCTCAGGGTATTTTTGCAAGACACCTTAGAGACGCCTATAAAGGAGAGCTTATTGTTCTTGGCAAAGAAACACTAAAGCCATATGATATTTGTTATCTCAATGATGCAAGTATCAATATGACAGGGCCTATAGAAGTTGAAGCTGTCACTCATGTCTTTAATAGAGATAATGGATTTATTTCAATAATAACTCCTGACTTATGTGTTGACGTAAATGATATGTTTAGTACTACTGTATTTGATGTAGCTGCTGCTGGATATAGTTCGGTATGGAGCTGGAATGATGCTTTAAACCCACCAGCGGCTATTCTTAGTTCTATTGCTGGGTTTCTTGCTATGTCTGCTGGTGTTAAACTATCAATGTGGACGCAAGATGGCGATCCTGTAGTTCCAACACCTCTAACACTTGGCGGTAAGCCTTTTATGAGTGTATCGCTTGGGCCAAATCAATCTTCATTGTTCTTGAACTTCTATGGCAAATGGGTTCAATATTGGGATGATCTTGAAGATGCTTGGCATAAATTTGATATTGCAGAAGAAATCTTTGATAAGAGAGTTGGCTTTAGGACTAAGATTCTATCTATGTTGGGAACAGGAACAGGAGAGTAATTTTGCCTAGAATATATGGCGGTCATACAAATCTTGGTTCTCAGATTAATAATATATCTCAGAAGACTGCTCAGACTAATACAAGCAGAGCAAGACAGAAGAGAGCTATTATCAAGAAGAGCTATAATAACATGTATGTCTTTTATATGGATCTTCTTGATTCTAGAGGAAAGATTGAGAGAACTACAGGGCCTATTCCTATTGTTGGATCACCAGAAGATTTAGCTATGAGGTATGGCTCTCCATCAGAGATGGAAGGTTTGTGGGAAGTACTTATCTCTTATAAGGGGCCTTCTGTTACTACTGGCAGCGCTCAGATTATTAGAAGAGTTGGCTCTACATATGGTGGACAGATTGAAAACACAGAACAATCTAACCAAGTTCCTCTTAAGGGGGTAGCATATGCACCTCCTGGGTCTGGAATGATATAATAAGTCTGGAGAAAGCTATGGGAACTAAAGTAATAAAGTCAAATGCTGAATCTGATGCTGGTGTTGTTGTCTCTGATACTGTCGTCCGCATGAACGTAAACAAAGACAATGGTGTAATGGTTGACGAGAGAGGGACAACAATAACTGGTCCTATCAGCATAGCTTCTGCTACAAATCATATACGTGTTGGTGGCTTGTGGACTTTTAATACTCCTATAAATCTCTCTTTGCCATCGACTATAGCCACACCAACACCTGTGTTAATGGTCGACCCTCCAATGAAGCAGTATGCAAACTTGATGAAGGATGCAGCTGTCATGATAGGCTTGATTGGTAGTCTTACAGCAGTAGGATAATATGGCTAAAATATATGACAATACTGATTTAACATGGACTTCTCGTGGAGATTTTGTTGTAGGACATGATGGTGATATCTCAGATACTTCTGCCGACCCACTAAGGTCTATATATCAGGAGATTCGCACAAGGGTTATGTCTGGTATTGGAGATTGGGCCTTCTATCAAGACGTAGGTGCCTCATTGTCCGACTTTGTTGGCGAGCCTAATAACAAAGTTACTGCTGAAGCCATTAAAACTAGAATTATTTCATCTGTGGCTAGACATGGTCTGGTTGCTAGAGAAGATATATCTATTAGATACATGCCTGTAGATATAGATCAGATCTTATTTCGTGTTTCTTTGAGTGTTATGCCTACAGCTCAGAATGCTGGCAGTGCTTATTTGCAAATCAATCTTCTCTACAATTACGCTGAGAATAACGTTTATACTGTCATATAGGAGCTGATCTATGGCGTTTTTTGATAGGACACAACAACAGATAATTTCTGCTTCTCTAGATAGACTTTCAGAAAATACAGAGATTACTCAGCTTGCTCCTGGTAGTAAGATGAGATTCCTTATAGATACATTTGCCGAAGAACAAGCTTCTCAGCATACAACATTCGATGAGAACCTTATGCAGGCTTTCATTAAGTATGCTGATGGTAAGTTTCTAGATTTCTTCGGTGATATGTTAAATGCTCCACGCTATGAAGCCACTCACGCATACACAGAAGACAATAATTTCATGTTCTATGTTAGCAGTGGTGTGTTTGGTGATATCAATGGAGGTGTTGATTTTGTTATACCTTACAATACAAATGTCTCAACAGTTCCATTTGATGGCCAAATAATTACTCCTGGTATTACTGAATACGATCAGATCTCATACGTAACCACTGCAGATGTTACTTGTTCTGCATCTGATTCCTTTGTTTATGCGCCAATCAGAGCAACTGTTGAAGGAGCTGGCTCTGATGTCCCAAGAGGAGTCCTTAATCAACATGACTTCTCGAATTACGTTCTAAACAATACAGCTTCTCTCAGGTGCACAAACAAGTATTCTATTTCTAGTGGCCGAGATAGAGAAAGTAATGAGTCCTATAGGTTTAGGCTTACTGAACTTTTCAGAGCTAGACAGTTAGCTATATATCCTTCAATTAGATTAGCTGCTTTAAGTGTGCCCGGTGTGGCTGATATAAAGATGGTTAATTGCGAACAAGGACCTGGTAGCTTTTCTGTTTATATTAAGTCTCTATCCTCAACTCCAAGTCCTAGACTTATTGATGAAGTCTCTACAAATGTCGCTGCTGTGTCTTCCTATGGAGTCAGACCTTTTGTTCTTGCTCCAGAGCCAATAGGTCTAGAGTTTGTTGCTGCTGTTTTGTGGTCTCCTAGAGCAACACAGGCCCAAGTTGCTGAAGGCTACAATCAGATGAGACTTGCTTTAGAGGACGAGCTAAACAATAAAGATATTGGAGAAGAGATAGTCTTTTCAGACCTTATAGATGTCTTGTTGTCTGCAAGTCCATATGCAAATAGTATTGGTCTTAATCGACCAAACAAGTTTGAAGAAGTTTATGCTTATAGAGCTGATCCTTCAGGACAAAATACAGCTATAAGAAATTTAGTCAAATCAGACAGAATTGTTCCTCTCTATAACGAGAGAGCTATTCTTGAGACATCAGGCAGATTTAGAGGCATTCAATTCTTAACCCGTCAGCAGGTATAAAACATGACAAAACTTGGATCATATCCATCTCATAGATACTCTAGATCATGGATTACCCAGAGACTTATGAATCGTGCTCCAGAGTGGACTGATATTAGGAAGAATCATGCCTCTGTAGGTCAACAAGTTGTAAACTCTATGGCTCTTGATATCCAAGATACATATCAACAGCTTTCGCAGGAGAGGTATAATACCTTTGTCTCTACTGCTGATGTGTCTATGCTGGATATGCTCTATAGGTTTGATCTTACTCCAGGCATGTCCTTCAACCATACAGAAGATTCTTCTGGTACAGTAAAATATATACCGCCTACTGTTTATGCCACGATTAGCAATACTGAGCATCAGATAACTCAAGCAGAGAATAATGACATAAATTCTTTAGCCTATGATTGCTTGCCATCAAGAGTAGAGGATGGGGCTGTCTCATATGCGTATGATGATGTAGTTACAGCCACTTCTGTTGCTAGTTTGGCATCCATAACTCCAAATTCTCTACCTATTAATGGCCATCTATATATTACTATCAGGAACAATACTACTTGGAGTATAACGTTCAGAGATACTATATATTATCCTAAGATCTATATAACAGGAACAACTCGTAAGGGAACTTCTGTTACTGAAGCCCTTCCTCTAAGATACAATGGTACTTTTAGAACCGTAAATGAATGGCAATCTGTATCTTCTGTATTTGTAAGCTATGTTGACTCTACAGCTACAATAGAAATAGAGTCTCTTCCTTTTAGTGCAGATGCTCTTATTGATAAGAGAAACATTTCTGTACCTGTAGCATTAGGTGAGAGATTTCAATTCCTAAAGTTAGGCACTAGGGTATTTGGATCTACTTTAATAGCAGAAGCCTACACTCTTAGTGATATGGATGTGGTTAGAGAATCAGGTGTAGATGACAGAGATATACAGTATGAAATTGAATTGCTTGATGAAAGCGAGTCAAATGTAGACCTTACTGGTCATGTGTTTAAAACCAATTCTAGATTTATGTATGCAGTAGATTCTGACTACTTCTACGTATATGATGTATCTCTTCCTTACGCAGACGCTAAAGACATGTTAGGTCAGAGTTCAGAGACTAAAATAGATTTGTATTCTGATAGGTGGTCATATGCTCGGAATGAATTAGCTACTATCAAGACAAGAAATCTTGCTGTCTTTGACCCTCCATGGAGAGTTAGATGGACTCTTCTGGATCCTGATGATGATGAGTATTATATGGGGTTAGATGGTTCCCTCTGGCCAACAACCACTGATGCTTGGATACCAAACTTACAATATGAAGACGGCAAATGGAGAGAACAAGAGATTGAGTTTCAGCTTACTAAAACAGGTAGGTATATTGTTTCTATAGAAGCTTCATATCTTAATGAAGACACAGGCGAACTCACTACTCTCACTACTAAGTATCTCTTCTTTGTTCCATCAATAACACCTGAAACTCAAATTGAACTTCCTTCAACTCTTAAAAGCCCTGACGGTATCAGTATAGATTCGGATGGTAGAGCATGGCTCTTAAAATATGGTAGTATAAACTTGTTAAATGTCTATCATGATTATTTTTTAGTCGATTATGAGAGGAATAGAGTTTGGTTTAAAGAGGATTACTCTTCTGTCAGGGTGATTGTATAATGGGAAATGGCGTTGAATTACTTGGTTTTTTATTTAATGTAACCACTCCTACTCAGGCGAGCGGCAAACCTGAAAAGAAATCAATAGTAAATTCCTTTGATCTTGCTGCAGATCTTGTTTCTTTAGATAGGATTGAAGGAGAAACAAATGCTGATTTTAAGCAAAGGATAATGGATGCTTCTGTTAATCCCGGAGCACCAATATATGATGGGTTTGTAAATAACCTGACAAGAGAGCTTGGTTTTTCAAAAGACAGAGCAATTCTTATTGAGCTTAAACAGAATAGTGCTGGTGATGTTATAGCTAGGAATCCTCGTGTGGATGTTTTGGCAAATAGAGTAGTCTTATATAGTGACTGGAGACCTGACGGAACAGCAGTTATCGATAAAACAATAAGAACATATAAGACTACAGATACAGGATATATGTTAGATGGTTTAGTTGCTGCAATAAATACTTCATCATGTTTTACTGCAAGTATGTATTCTGGTGTGCGTTCTAATTTACACTCTTCTAATCTTATTAGAGGCACAACAGATGTTTATTCTCTTAGGTCGCCTATAGATTCTTCTAACTTTACAGAATTAGTAGGAGAACATATTGTAGAAGGCAGCTTAGTCTTTGAAGAAGAGGATATTTTCAAGACAGAAGTTGCAACAACACCTACTGCTGAAGGTGAATATAAAGTTGATTACGAGAATGGTAGGATATATCCATATAGCACGCCATCAGGTACGCTTGGTGTGACTTATCATTATGGATTGTTTCCATTTGTTGTATACTTTAGCCCTGTCCAATTCTTCTCTCTTCAAGATGAAGATTTTCTAGATGAACTTTTTCACCTAGAGACTTTAGATTCTGGAGAAGAACAAAGAGGTCTTCCTAATAAAGAAGGCTCAGAAATCTTTCATCAGTTGTTTGAAGAGACTAAAGTCTTTTGGGGTGAGTAATGGCATTAACAAGACCAACATTATACGTTCGGACAAGACAGACTGTAGTTAAAGAGCTTAGCACTAAACCATATGTTGGCTTTGAACATTTAACAAGCCTTCCAGATGGCTGGGAGTACGACATCAAGAGATGGTGCAGTCCTTTTGATCTGAGACTGCCAAATATGCCAAGGCTCTTAAATCCTTCTTCTCAAGGAGTAAGTGAAGAAACTTATTTCACATCTGGTGTTGGCTCTGTGTCTCTTGGTGATCTAGAGATTGAAGATATAATAAATGTTACAGAAAATAATGTAAGATACTGGGTCCCATTAATTAGACATGGTTTGTATTTTAGAAACAAAACAGATTACTTCTTTTATAGTGATAATAGTGTAGTTCAGTATATCGATCCATCTGACAATAGAGACAGTAGAAACTATATTGAGTTGGCAAAGACTCCTAAGCTCTCTACTCCTATATCAGTTGCTTCTTATAAAAGGAATCCTGATACTGACTCTCCTAGTTACCATACTAGGTTAGAGCAGATGTATAAATTCACTGGCCTTTATTCTGAAGGTGAGGAATTAGAAACTGTTTCTGATGCTGGTAAGATAACATGGTCTAATGTTGACACCACCAAGAGAGAATTTCTTATAGACAATACAATCGATGGTCTTACTCGTCTCTTTATGAACAAAGACTATGTGAAGACTATCGGTGTTGATGTCTCGTCATATAAAGATGTGGCTGCTTGTGAGGTTCTTGGTACTTCTACTGGCGCACCATATCAATCGTTCTATCTAGACTATTTTCCAGTAATATATGACAGCTCATTTCATCTGTATGTCGCGACAGATTCCTCTTATGAAGAGTGGACTCCCGTAGATAGTTGGTGGGACCTGATAACTCAGACATGGTCATATGATACTGGAAATAAATATTTTGTAGATAAGGATTTAGGAATTGTTTACTTGGGGGCCTCTGACAATGGTGGAGTCCCAGCTATAGGAAGAACTATTGCTGTATCGTATAGAACTACTCTTAGAGTAGAGTATGAAGAAGATGATAAAGATTATGAGATACAGGCTATAGACGCCAACGTTAATCCAATAACTCAGGGACTTAATCAAGGCTTTGTTTGTATTACTCATGAAGAAATTGAACCTGCAAATATTACTCTTGGTATAGACAAACGAAGAATACAAGGAACCTATAATCCATCAGAATATGGTCCTATTTATGTTGGCTCTGATTATGCTGTTTTAAAATCCACTGTTACTAGCAGAAGCGGTTTGCCTGTTCCTAATGCATCAGTTGGTTTTGTTATGGAACCTAAAGATGTTGGTTATATTGGCGGGTCAACTACAGATTCTGCAGTTACCAATAGTACAGGTCATGCCTATTCAAACTTTCAGCCGCCAACATCAGCAGACACTTTAGGCTTCTATAGCACTACTGTCAGAGCGTCTACAAATCCATATTACCCCAACTGTAAAGATGTGATTATTAAACAATCAGAGACAGGTCTCGAGGGTAAGGAGAATGAGATATATCTCTATCATATTCTTAAGGATGATGTAATTCTTGGATATGATTCAATAGATGACTTTTTGCTTTCTCTTTATAACGAGAAGACGCCTAGTTGGGTTAATGATTCTGCAGACTATGCTGTTTGGAAGCAGGAAATGATTCTTGAGTACGATCTTAAGGACTGGACTGAACCTGTAGAAGGTGAACCCATTGATGGTCGTAAGGTCGTTATTTACAAACAAGACTTTGATAATCCATATCCGTATCCAGATGATACAGCTATAAATCCTATCACGGGAGAGTATGGAGCTTTTGTTCCTCTGCGGCCGTATCTTGCAGAAAAAATAACTACTGCTGGTGATCCATATTATGGATTGTGGAGACTTATCTATCCTGAGGATGCCATTCCTGATGTAGGAACCAACAATATTGGTGGCTACTGGGCAACATCAAGTAGAGTAGTTAAGTTCCAAGCACATTGCTGGAGTCCACACTATAATAGAATTATCTATAGTAATGAGATCTCTGCTAGAATTTCATTGCCTAGTTATTTGCTAGGTGAGTATCTCAACTCTCTTGGAGAGAAGATACCTTTTGGATGGAAGATAATTGGACTAGATAATGTTGCTGCAGGTTTGAATGGAGCCACCTTTATCACGATTAACCCACATACAGGACCATATGAAATTATCGATCTTGTCGGTGATACAGGTGGTACAGGTACATGGGTAGATGGTGCTCCAAATACACTGCATTTTCAATTTGAAGTTATAGAATAACTAGAGGTGATAATATGAGTAGAGACCAAATGGAAGATGTTTTTCCTATTGAATTTAATTTCAAACAAGGGGAGCAACCTACTGCAGCAAAGCTAAATGGTCTAGTTAAGTTTACAGATTCTGCTTTCTCTAGGGTAACTCAGGCTGTTGGCGATCCTTGGGATGCGGCAAACCCTCCTCATACTTCTGCACTAAGTCTTGAGAAACTATCTCAAGCTAGTATAGCTCGCATTCTAGGACCTTCAGATTATGCTAGTCCTCTTGGAGGTTGCTGGAATGAACAGATGACAACAACTGTTGAAGTAACTCTAGAGGAAAATAAAAACTCATGGACTCTTGGGTATCCTCTTGTAGAGGTCTCTACTCCCGTGACAGAGAAATCTACATCTGTATCTTCTTTTGTAACTAAACTCTCTTGGGGTTCTGATATTGTCGTCACTACAGACCCTGATGGAGTGCTTTCTGATATAAAATCATCTATAGATGAAGTTGTAAGTGATGGAGATTTCTATGTAGATTTTTATACTGGAACTATTACAGCATATAGTTCTTCTTCTAGTAGTATCATATTAACAATAAGTAATCTTCATATGCTTGGTGCAGGTGTGCCATGGGGTACACATAATGTAATTCCTAACTGGGAGGAAACTACCTTATGCAATCTTGCAGAGATTTCTAGCACTGCTACAACGACGACATATACACTTACTTTACCCACAGTTAGTAGGTCTCCTAGATATGACTCTTCTCCTATTAAAATGGGAAAGAAGCCAGAAGAAGTAGATGATTATGATTCTTCATGGTCAGCAAATGTTCCTAATGTAAGTAGTAATTACAGATTGCCTAAAGCACTAATAGATGGTTATACATCTGATAGTGAAATCCCTGAAGGTTATATTCTTCTTTATTATGAAGACAATGAAAGAATAATCCCTAGTTCTCTAATTACATTTTATTACTTAAATGAGAATTCTCTTAATATTGTTACTTCTAAAGATTACTTGACAGAAGGAAGTTCTTATAGACTGTTTACTTCAGGCACAAGTCTTGCCGAGGCAGTCAGTCATCTTCTTCAGGTTCAGCGAAACAATAACCATGTTGGCTTAACAGCAAATCCAACAATATCATACACTGTGCCTCTGTCTCATGGCTCTATGGATAACTTGTATACAGGTGATCTGGATGCTTCAGCTACAGATGTCCATAGATTCAAGTTCACAAAGTCTAACTACGAAACGAACTGCCATCCTCAATACCTACATAGATACGGTTGGATGGAAAACGATAAACCAAGTGACGATTCTGAGAAGGGTAATAGTGGAAATGCCATGAGAGGGAATATAGTCTTCTCTGGCAACAATGATGATATGTATGTAGGAGTTTGGAATAAGTCTGGAAACTGGACTTCTACGTATGGAATCATGTGGGGAGGTGGAGACCAAAACAGCGGATATGGCAATACAGAGCTTTCTTTTCAGGGCGGTGAGGATGTTGCAACATGGGTCCCTGGTGATCCTCCTCAAAGATTCCCCTTCGTATCGAGCCATACAGGAGGAAGTGATAGTGATAGATATGGTGCACTAACCTATCGTCCATGGTATGGAACTCCTCTTTACCTCAGAGGTAGAAATCCTTCTGCTGTTGTTGATGGAGCTATGCTTGGGTTTGACCTTGCAAGGCAGGGTGAACTTAACTACATCAAACTGTTCCCTGGATACAGAAGCACATATGATCCAGTTCATCAATGTGCAAATACAGGTCAAACAGCAACTACTGCTCTCTACATAACACCAGGCCTTTCAGGTGCTTCATTTGAGCGTCTTGCTGCTGAACAGGTAAGAGAGTTTAGGTTCCGTGGCATTCCATATCTTAGCTCTGCTACTAATACTGACAACTCAATAGGTGACGGTTTAGGATCATCAGAGTTTGAGCATAGCTTTGTCTCTCCAGGTATGGTCGGAGCAGACTTCTTTAATGTCTACTCTAATGCTATATTCTTCTCTGATGATGGTGATGGTAGCAGAACTTCATTCACAGAGCATGGCAAGAACTGGCTAGATACAGGCACTGGTACCTATGTGCCTTCAGGGATTTACTATATCCCAAACAATGGAGGCACAGCAGCTAGATTCTCATTCGTCACTCAAGAGGATTCTACTACTGCCTCTGGCGATGATATGTTCCAGGTTGGCTCTGCACATGGTCTTAGATACTATGGTGAACGCCTAGACCTCATAACTAGAGATACTACGACATTTGCTGGCAACTCAGTAAATATTGATAGTTCGATTGCGACTCTAAGAAGCCCCTTGTTTAGTACTTGGTTTGGATATGAGAGCATTCTCATGGATGCCACAGAGGATAAGAATCTTGGCATCCTTAGCTATGATGGCAGAGTAGATATATGGGCATGTAATAGTTATAGCTACACGACTAACCCTGGTAAGGGTAGACATATAAACATTAAGACAGCTAGTACACATGGGGACCAATATTCAGCTCTACAAGATTGTGGGAACATAACATTACATGCTGGTTATGTCTTCGGGGCTACAGCTCCTAGTTCTACTGGAAGTAAACTCTACCTGAAGGCCTATAACGATGTAAACATAGAGAGTGAGTCTCAAGACGTAAACATCACTTCTACTCTTGGGGATATTAATATAGACGCACATGATAATGCGTATATCAATAGTACTGACTTCACTAAGCTCACTACAGATGGCTCTTCTGGCAAGATAGAGATCAGTACAGACTCTTCTAATGCTACTTCCGAAAGTGGAGATATATCAATAGAGGCATCTGGAAATCAAGGTAGAATCTATCTAAGCAGTGCAGATTATCATAATATAGATGTTTCATCTAACTATGCTCTTACAATGAGAGCATATCAATATATAGCATTAGGCACCAATATGAGTGAGAATCATGTTACTAATGCTAGCAACTTTGACGATAACACTATAACTTTATCAAGTAGAATTAATAAAACTAATACAGGAGCTACTGGTAAGATACTATTAGATTCTATAAATGATGTTCATTTGTATGCTCTTGATGATGTTCTTATTGATGCAACTGATCGTTTCTATGTAACTGCTGGTGGAGATTGTACTTTTGAAGTTACAGGAAATATAGATTTAGATGCTGATGGCAAGTATTACATGAATGAACCTACAGCTGGTGCTGGAACAGGTGGCCTGAGATTAGATACAAATACGAGAGAGATTAAGTATCAAGTATCTTCTTTGAGATACAAAGAAAATATTAAAGATATACCAGATACATCATGGATATATGATGTCAGGCCTGTTGCTTTTAACTATATCAAAGAGGATAGAACTTGTTATGGCCTTATTGCAGAAGAGACTATTAAGTTCAATACAGATGTTGTTTGCGTTGATAAACATAATAGGCCAGAGTCAGTAATGTATGAATCTGTATTTAGTGCTTTAATTAAAGCAGTACAAGATCAGAAGAAAGAGATCGATGCTTTAAAAGCTCAGCTTATTGGAAAGTAGATAATGACTACCTCTATATTAAATTTTCAGTTTAGACTTACTGGAGTAGAAGGAGATCCTTTTAATACAAGGACTCGTCAAAACGTAAAGAAGTCTATTGGTAAAATCCTATATCTTGAGGAGCCACCTACTAGCGCAGTTAAACTTGCATATGTTGGCTCGCGGGAAATAACACCAACAGCTAATATTTTCATTGCTGACAGAAGTGATGTTCTTTATTCTAATTCTAAGACCAGCACTTCTTCAGAGTTTTATGTAGAGAGCACTGCCGCAGAGGTGGTAAGTGCGAATTTCATTGTTACTGCCGAGTTTAATGAAGCAGATTCAGGCAATATTCCCCTCTATTACAAGCATGAAATAACAAAACATGCTATTCCTGATACGCTGAAAGTATTTGACCAGAACTTCAATGAAGTTAGTAGTGACAAATACAAGTTAAGATATAATTATAGTTATGATGAGGATACCGGAGAGATAGAGACTAGTGGTGGCAGTGCTGTAGTAAATAGCTTTTATCTATTTAATTCTTTGGAGAGTTCATTTGATGTTGATACTGGAGATTATAAAGTATATTTCATCCAGTATGTTGATGGCTCTACATCTCCTGATACAGTAGTTACTGAGCTTCTCAATAATGAAAATGCATATCTTCCTGCAACATCTGACGACTTTTGGCATGTTACATCTTCTTTAAAATATTGGAAAAGAGCATATAGTCTTAGTTCTGATCTTGTTCTGACAATGCCTCAGTCTCCTTGTTCTGTAAAATACATCGAGACAAACAGAATGAGTCTGCACTTGCCAACAGACTATGATGACGAGAGTCCATGGTTTCCGAGAATAGCTAATGGTAACTTTGTGCATTCTGCTTATGGCAATCTGTACAAATATAATATTCCTGAATTTGAAAATCAGGCATTTAATCCTATTGAGCCATACAAATTAGCTGTTAAAGAAAAATGCCAGAAAGTTTCTGATAGGTTAATAAAGCTTCCACATAATGAGATCGTCTATGGCTCTTTTACATCATATGTAAATCTTCTGTTTGAGCTTGATGGTACAATCAAGTATGCCATCACAAATGATTCTTCAAAAGATGGAGATGAAGTATATGACTTTGACGGTAACAAAGTTCCTGTATCAAATGGAGGCTTTCTTACTTGGTCATATAATAATTTTCTTGGCATAGATAGACTGTCTGGGATGGTACATGTTAGTTTTGATGTTAAAGATGCTTATGACATCTATGCTACATATCCGTACTATGAGAGGTTCTATAGCTTAACAAGTCTTACTATGAATCCTGTCTTCGATAGCGAGGCTCATAAAGAATTGCGTGTTGTTTATGTTGTTCCGGCTGCAATGCCAAATAACAACAATACAATTCAGACAGAATCTATCAAATGGCTCAAAGTGTCTTCTGCTGGCAGAATTACATCTTGCAATCAAGACGATACTGGCTACAACGAGAATATAAACTTTGATGCTAAGATTCATGATTCAGATGGGTACTATATCGATGGCGTTCTGGGTTTACATTACAAGTGGGAAGCATCCACAACAGCAAATGCTCAGTTTCCTTCTTCAGAAGTAGAAATTCTACCTGGCAATCAGTTTACTGTAAATTCTACATCTGGATTTCCAAGATCAGGTTGGCTTAGAGCATTAGATACTTCTGGTAAATATAGATATTTTAAATACTTATCAAAAACAGATACTGTATTTAATTTGTCTAGCTCTTCTAACGAAGTACCTTCTAATGGCAGTATAGACATTTCAGATGGAGAGACAGTAGAGTTAGTTAACTTTGTCGATGAAAGAACTGTTCTTACTTCTAGAGATAAGAGCATAGAAGATTCTGCATGGGGACCTGGTACTGATCCTTGGGGTAACTTTGAAATCTATCCTAGGATTTACTCTAGATATTTTGTCTTAGGAGAGCTGTCTATCAATCCTCCGCATAGTATAAACACTTTAACTGTTGTTGATGTGCGTGAAGATGGAGGTGGAGTAGATGAGGACAAATATGATGAAGCAAAAGCTCTAAATCCTGAGATACAATGGTACAACGACTACGAGAAGTTTGATGGTCAAGTCTATCCTGGTTCTTCAATTGCAGTAGTAAAACTACCTGTGTCTATATTGGAATCATTTACTTTAGACAACCTGAGGAAGATTATAGAAGAAAACATTCCGTCTGGTGTCTATCCTCTTATTAGATTTTATGGATATGAGCCTAGAGTTGTCAGTATTACTCCTGGCACTGCTTCTGTTACTATTGAGTGGGCTAAAGAAGGACCTGAATTTACTTATCAGGTATGGTATGCTCGCAAAGAGAATGGAAGATTTGAAAAAGCACACAAGACAAGACTTGTTGACGGCACTGACACATATAACTCATTCCAGATATGTGAGACTACAGGTACAGCTCCTGTTGTCGTTAAAGTAACCATGCAAGACAAATACTACCAGTGGTGGCATAGTTATAGTAGTTATAATAGCATTGAAGGAGGTCTCGGACTTGACGAGACTGCTCCTCTTCCGCCATTTGGTAATGTGGCTAACTTCCAATTTGAAGTAGTATAAGGAGATTGCAATGAGTGTTAATATAACCCTATCTGATGCTTCTGGTGGCAATCAGTTGGCAGATGTAAATGACATGGGAAGTGTATCAACAGATTCTGAGACGGATGCTCAGGATATTTATATTTCTCATGATGCAGTGGTGAATCCTATTACTGATTGTGCAATGTACATTACCAGATATGCTGGTAGTGGCTATTCTGGTACAGATGCAGATGCAGATTTTACAGAGATTATGGGATGGGGAGATGCAGGTAATGGTGGAGTCTTGATGAAGATGAACACAACCTGGTATCGCTTTAAGAATGCATTTGGAGATGTTGACAACCAAATAACCTTAGATAAAAATACTCTTGTTATTGGGTCTTCATCTAATGATGGAGAGATACCTGTTGGTGGAGAAGCCTACATTCAAGTAAAAGTAGAAACTCCACCTACTGTTGGCTCTGCGGGCTATAAAGGATTTTCCTTTGTGTTTGCGTACTCATCAACATCATAGGAGGCAGTATGGAAAGTAAAAATGGATCTCCAGGAACTCTCCCCTCTTCTGAATACTCAGCTCAGCCTTTATCATCATAGTTGCACTGTAGTGCTATTTGTGAGATATTCATTTCTGGTTACATCGGCGTATATGCCAACCTAAATATAGGAGAATGAAATGAAAACAAAGAGAGAAAATGTGATTAGTGTTTTTGGCGTCATGAATGTTCTGTCTGAAGAGAAGACAACAGCTAAGGGAGCATATGCTATTGCCAAAAACAAGAAGATCGCAGAGGGAGAAGTAAAAGCAATTGAGGAAGCTCAAAAGAATGTTATTATTCCTGACAAGTTTAAAGAGTACGATGAGAAACGCATCAAGCTCTGTGAAGAACTTGCTGACAAGGATAAAGATGGTAACCCTGTTAAGATAAATAACGGACAGCAGTTTGCTATCTCTCCTGAGAGTCAAGAAGTCTTCAATGAAAAACTTCAAAGCCTTAGAGAAGAATACAAAGAGGCTATTGAAGAGAAGGATAAGGTCGAGAAAGACTTTCTTGACCTCTTGGCTGAAGAAGTAGAAGTTGATTTTCATAAAGTCAAAATAGATGACTTGCCAGATAATGTTACAGCAAGTCAGATAGAAGCTCTAGATGAAATTATCATAATGAGCTAGGAGTCTTTTAATGGCACTCGAAGTTACAAGGATATATAAGAATGCTTCTACTGAAACTCTAAGGGTAGATAGTGTTTATATGGATCCAACTAGCAATACCATTGCTACTGGTACAGCCAGAAGGACATATTATAGAAGATTGAATACTTCATATTTGTATGGTCCTGCAAGTAGGGTTGTTGACTCTATTGAGGTAATAACAACTGCTGATAGTGCAGAGTCTTCTTCTGGTGATATCACTTGGGTCGAGTGGACTGCACCTGCATCTGGGGTTATAAGATGTGATATGTCAGACTTGCCTGCTGTAGGAGACACAGTGTAGTTCACATATCATGGGAGCCTGGTTTAAAATATTCACAGATGGCTCTCGTGAATCTGGCACAGATGGTCAGATAGAGAGTGGTAAGGCATCTTGGTCTCGTGGCCGTCTAGACTCAATAGACTATGTCATTCTTATAAATGATGTAAGTTCTGCTATCCTCAAGGCTCCTGACACTGAGTGGCATCAATTTGACAGATTAATTGTTGGCCTTGGTGGTCAAGGGCAAGTAACTCCAACTAGAGTTGCTCGTGTTGTACAGGCTAAAATCTTACCCCATCATGTAGGCATGTCAGTAGTAAGACATGCAGATACTTCTCATTTTGACTTTTATGAGCTTTATCATTCTAATGAAGGTTTTCTAATTACAAAGAATTATCTTGGTAAATGGATTACAATTGTAGTTAGAAAGAATTCAGTATCTATCAATATCTCAGACAAGGGAAAGATGCCTGATGACGACAAAATTCTTGAACAGCATTCTTAGGGTTATGCCTGCTGTGCAGGCTAGACAGATCTCTGAGCTTCTACAAGATTTACAGGTTTCTGGCTCTGTACGAAATGCATCAGAATATGAAGCTAAACTACGTGAGCTTTCTGCTCTGGTGAATGATGTAAATCCGGTACCATCATTCAATCAGATTGGCTCTATAGTATGGGCTCTGTGTGCTTCTGAAGCTCATAATACAATGATGAAAGCCGCTAAGAATGATATAGAGGCTAGTTTTCTTCAAGTAGATGAAATTGGCTCTAAGGTTGAAGACCATCATAACCTATTTATCAAAAGTGTTATGGGTGACTTAGAGAGAAATCTGCAGAAACAAGAGAATACAATAAGAAGACTAGAGTGGCTAGCTAACCAGTCTAATGAGTTCTCTCATGTTCTTGCTAATAACTTCTCTTCCTCTTCTCTTTTCCGGATACCACCAAGTGACTTAGAGGCAGATACTCTTTATTTTGACAATAGGACTTACAAAAGCAAGTCAGAAGTAGACTTGCCTTTGGCCTACACATCTGAGAGAGGCAAGAAACTAATTCTTGATTCTAGCAATAATCCTATTATTAGACCTATAAACGTTAAGCTTCATACTGACCAATATGCATACGGAACCGAGAAGTCAGTAGATTTTGATGATGATATTCTAAACATAATTGATGGGAAGCCAGGTACTTTTTGGACACGTACTGTGTATCTTAAGGATAAGGTTCCTAAGGTAAATACAGTATTAGAATTCGATCTTGGCTTTGCTAAAGATGTTGACTATATGATTGTTGAGTCAGGTACTCCTGATAGTTTTAATATAACAAACATACAAGGAGTCTCTCCTGATGGCCATAGAATAACTCTTTACTCTGACCCTTTTGAGGTTAATGGCAAAGTAAGAAAAGATTTCTCAAAGACTTTGGTTAAAAGCATTATCGTTACTTTCTCTGTTTCTTCTCATAGAAGAGCAGACTACTTTCTTGATGGCAATGAAAAGACTTTTGAGGCTTTCTCTAAAGAAGGTAGGTTTGATAACATCATCAAAAACAATGCAATTGCGAATATAATCAGAGATGCTCTTGCCTCTAAAGAATTAGCTGATACATGTAATGTTCCCAACTACAGCTCATCAAGAGTTAGCTCCTATGCTTATGTGTTTACTCTTGATAACGTTTGGTTTGGAAATAGCTTATACAAAGATACAGGTGTCTTTGTCTCTAAGCCTCTCAGACTAAAAAATCCTGGAGTCGTTGCAGTCCGTTCAGACGAGTTAACTCAAACTGGTGCAATTCAGAACTCTGTTGAGTATGAAATAATAAAGATAGATAGAAGTCCAAAGTACAATGAATCTAGGTTCCCTGTACCTAAACTAAATCAGACTTCAGTCACAAGCGAAAGACTTATCCTTACCAATAGAGACACTAGTAGTGTCATTAATGACGTTGGCTCGTTGAGATTCCTTCCGTATATCGCATCAGATTGGTCCTTGACGCCATCAGCAGATAACTATCCTGTTACTGTGTACGAGAATGGAGAGACTCTTAGCTTTGGTTCTGATTGGCAGTTTGCTATAGCTAATGATAGCTCAGGGTCTAATTTCTCTTTTGATTGGAGTGGAAATCTTAGCAATGCTACTTTATGGAGCAATTACAAATTCTCTCCACCTAAGTTTTGGATAAAGATTTCTTCTCCAAAATTAAATTCTGTCTATACTGTAGATTATACAATTAGAACCTCTGATTCTCATACAGCTACAGACAACAAGATCATATGGCTAGACAAAAACAAGACTACATCTCTTTATCATGGCGGCAGGGTAAACTTTAGACAGAAAGATCCAGATGTTACAATAGAGTCTGATGTTTTTCTGCAAGTTACACTTAGAAGAAACAAATCTTCTCAGGCAGCATCTCCAGAGCTATATGAGTATGCAGTATTAGCTGCCACATATAACGAATAGAGGCTATCATGCTAAACAAGCATCTTACTAAACCGCCATCAGATATTCTTTTGGCTAGGCTCAAATCTCTATTTGAAGATGTTAATTCTGCTTATCAATCAGGGACAATGGTTCTTGAGAGCGATATCTTAAATGCTTATCATCAAGCTCTTAATACATTCTACAAGTCTTTAGATAGTTCTGTTACTTCTGCTGTAAACGGTATTTATCCTGGTGCGCCAGCAGACCCAATAGAATTCAATGAATTCACTTCTGCTATTCAGAAGGACCTCAAGGCTATATTTGCTGAATTAGGAGCACTGGATAGGCTTGTTTCTTCTAGCTTTAATTCTATTATTTCTGAGCGCAACCAGGCACTAGAAACTAGCAAGAGAGTCTCTAATAAGCTTGGTGATTATTTGCTTTATTCTGACCCAAAACTTGGAGCAGGATATTTCTTTGGAGATAGCTTTAATACCTCTAATAGAGTAGATGTTGGTTCTGCTCTTGTAGGCACAGATGAATGCTATCTCAGTACAAATGAAGGTATTGTTCTTCTTCCTTTGGATGGAGAACCAGAAAGACCAAATATAAAGTCATTTATCATAAATGCGCCTAGTAATGGAACTAAAGGAAACAATCACCAGATAAACTTCTATGGTCACGATCAGCTAGAGACAATAGGAGACAATGAACCAGATACTTGGTTTGAATATGAAAAAGTAACTTCTAATGAGTCAGAAGTTCCTCTCGTTCTAGACTTAACAATATCTCTCGAAGAGACTTCAGTTGTCAATCATATCAATATTAATCCAATTAATTTTGGAACTCCTACGCCTATTAAAGTTTCTGTAATAGAGACATCTAAAGATGGTATAGAGTATTTGTCTATTAAGGACGAAATCCCTATTAGTGATTTTTTATCTGAAGACGAAGACGATGTGTTTGAGTTGTCTTCTTCTGCTGCTAAGTCATCAGGACAGGGTTTCTATTCTTTCCTTCCTAGAAAGGCACAGTATGTCCATATCGTTCTTGAGCAGCATACACCATACTCAATTGAAACTGTAAATGGTCTGAGATTGAGATATGCTATAGGGATTAGAGATATAAATATTCTTAGTAGAAGGTTTAAAACTGAAGGAACACTAGTATCGACACGGTTCTCTATTGATGAGAACGCTAAGAAAGTCTCTCTGTGGGCTTCTGAGAACCCTGTAGATGTTTCAGAGTTAGCAGATATAACTCACTTCCTCTCTCATGATGATGGAGCTACATGGCTTCCTATTCAACCTCAACAGAGAGCCGGAAATCTTGTTCCTGAAATAGTTAACTTTAACAATATAGCCAGTGATGCAGTTTCTACAGAAAATGCTGTTGATACCTTCAGACATAAAATCTATATGCTGAGAGACCCTAATGCATTCACTGGAGACACTGTCATTAAGTCAGAAAGAATTCAAAAACTTGATGTTGTTACTTCTCCTTCTGGAGGACAAGCCTCTATAGATCTAACGCAAACTCCTATCAAAGAAACAGTCAGAGTCTTGATGCCATATATGGGTAGCTTTAGTTGCCCCCGACCAAGACAAGGACCTACTGTTGTTGATCAGTCTCCAACAATGGATTTAGATTTCATTAAGTTCAATGTCGATGTGGATGCCTCTCAGACAATAAAAACTGAGGTTTCAGATGGAGAAGGCGGAACCACAACAGAAATTAGTGACAAAGGCACAGTAAGATATAAGCTTCCATTTAGAAACATACCAGACCTTAAAGATAAGATACGCGTATTCTTTAACGGCGCACAAATAGAGTATCTGGCTAAAGATGAAGACCTCTTCTCTTCGCCGCCAACATCCCATTCGTCAATAGATGAGTATAGTAAAGTATATTATCTAAATCGTGATGGACTAGAACTTCAATTTGGACATGTGGACAGTACTGGTACACAAAGAGGATTCATTCCTAAAGCTGGTTCTAGGATCGAGATATGTCTTGATGGAGACAACCCCTCTATTTCTCTTACAGATAGAGGTTATGTTATAAACCTTATGGCTCCTAGTGATGGAGACAAAGAGAGTATAAGCATAGTTGCTCTTAAGCACTTGTCTGAAGATGAAGCAGAAACATATGAGATTGAAGTTCCTCCTGGTGCAACTAAGTTTATTCCTCCTCAGCTCGTATCTGCAAATATAAAAATAGATTCAGTTAAAGAACATATAAACAATAAATCCTTTACTGAGCTTCATAATATTGGTTCCTCTAAAACATCTTCTCCTAACAAGGAGCCAGATGTTAAGTTTAGAAACAAGAATATTTCTAGTAAGGTTAGTTCTGCTAAAGATCTAAAATACTCTACTCTTAAAGAGAGACTTAATGCTTATAAGGAACTTGAAGCAAGATTAGGAGAAGATTCTCAAGAGAAAGAATTCTCTTATGGTCCTACAGGTACTAGCTTCATTAGTGGTCAGGAAGGATCACTTCCACCAGTATTTCTTGAAGGAATAGACAACTTCTACATCAAAGAGTTTGATACAGGAACTGGTGATGTTATTACTGGAGTCTCTAGACAGTTCACAGATAAGAAACCTTTCGTTGATGGTGATTCCGAACTTAGAGATACATCTGGAGACAAGGTTAGTAGCAGATATACCTTTAATCCGCAGACTGGAACAGTTTACCTTGGCAGTGAACCATCTGCAGGCAGAAGAACAGTTCTTTACTGTAAGAAGGTAGACACTAAGGTAATTCCTCAGGAGTTTTGGAAGTTCGATAGAAATGTTGCGACTAACAGGATAGACTCTCAGAAGATTATTTTAGATCCTTCTGTAGTATTTACTGTTAAGCAAATAACTGAATACTCGCTGTCAGAAAACCAAGACGTTAGTGTTCAATTGATAAGCGGCAATACATCTGCTCATAGTTGGTTCAACAAGAGAATTGTTGTTGGCACAGTAAAACCCAGTTTGTCTTTATTTAATGAGGGAGTAGACCCTGTAGAAGTACCGTTTATAGATGGAGTTACAGAGCTGTCTAGCATAGTAAACGTTAAGAATGAAAATATAACTCTTACTTCCATCGGCGGGAACGAATACCAAGCTACTCTTTCAGAGCTGACATCAAGCTATCCTAATCGTTCTCTTATAGGTTCGCCATCATTCTCTGCTGTGAGATCAGATGTATCTGGTAGCTCTCCTACAAATGCATTCAATATTGATGGTCAAATAAGCCCATCAGAGTCTTTTAGTCTTGATGGACAATGGAAGGTGTCTGAATCAGGTGGAGATATTGTAATTACTCTGTTCTCCTTGTCTGCTCCTGGCTCTCATACAGTCTCGTATAGGTATGACGACTCTGATTCTGGAGTAGATACAGATGGTTTATACTCAGTCGATTATAAGAATGGAGCTATTTACTTCTCTAATCCTATTCCTGCTTCTGGCAGTGTAGAATACGAAGTCTCTCTATATAGTGTTTTCTATAATATGGCCAGACCAGTTAGTGACCTAAATATAGAGGAAATAAATACAGAGAATAATACAATAACATTTTCTTCTGCTTTTGGTATGAAATTCTTGAAACAGGATTTAGCAGAAGACAGTAGACCTCAGTATATGAAGATACTGTATGACTACTATAAGAAATCTACAGAATCTCTAGCTGATTTAGAACCTTATTTCTCTCCTATCTGTAAGGATATTGCCTTCCGGGCAGTTACCTCTAATCTACTAGAGGAGCTTTAATATGTCTCTATCTACATCCTATAAAGAATATCTTCTTGAAAAATTGCTTAAAGAGTATCTGTATGATGGAACAATTCCTAATTCAGATGTTCTTGAAGATGATTTAGCTACATATAAGAAAACACATCCTGATCTGTCTTTGCCAAGATCTAAGTATGTTAATTTCCTTGTAGATAGAGGAGACAACTCATCTGCATCTAACGTTAGAACTATTGCAGAAACATTTTCTGATGATGTTAGCGTTATAACTAGAGAGCTTTATTCCTTAGCCATAAAGGCATCTAAATACCATGACAGATGGACATTTGAAGCTAAGAGATTAGCGTCTTGGGCGAAAAAGTTAGAACAAAGAGTAGATTCTATTCTGTTGTTAACAAATAATACAGATGGATACTTTGCTACTGTGGGGGATACACTTACAGACTTGAATGAAGTAGACACAGAAAATACAGATGCAAATGTTAATATAGATGAACAGCAAGTGACTGTTGGCATGGGTACTGACAATTTTGAGTCAGTAAATGCAATAGATCTTACAGGAATGAACCAATATGATGTGAGCTTCAGTACTCTTAGTAAGAGACCTGGAACTACATACTTTGATGTTAGTTCTGACAACTCATTGTTGGAAATATTCAAGTCTCATAATTCTTCATGGGTCGGTAAGGTAGTGTCCGCTACTACAGGACAAATGACTTGTGAACTTAAGGCTCAAGTTAGTACATCAGTAATTAACGTCTCTAGAATATCAATGCAGTATACTTCTCCTGACATTACAGGCAGGTCTACTATAACTGCCATGTATTCTATTGATGGATACAATTGGACTATAGTTCCTACTAGCGAGGCGACTAAACCATTATTGTCTAATATGTCCTGGACCTTCCCAAAAACAGGTATTAGCTGGATTAAATTTATCATCAATAAACCATCTCATGATCAGGGCAAGTACGAATATCTTTTCTCTGCAAGGTCAGTTAAGTTATTTGGTGATACATATAGCACCTCTGTAGGTAGTACTTTTATGTCATCTTCACTTAGTGCTGTAGATGTAGAAGGCAATATAGTTGAATTTTCAAAGGTTCAGTTAGACTCTTGTGAAAACATACCAGACAATACAGATATAACTTATTACGTGTCTGCTTCTAAAGATGACTCTACCTGGACATCATGGAGTCCTATTTCTCCCTCTACTAGAGAAGGTATCCAATATCCAAAAGTTATTTCTTTCGGCGGTGCAAGCTATGTTGATAATACTGATAGCTCGATCAGCAAGCTAAATTCTAGCTACAGTCTTAAAGATATAGTTACTACATTTGATGATACTGATGTCGTCACATACAAATTTAAGACAAACAAATTTGGTGCAGTTAACACAAAGATAGAAGTTAATTCAGGAGACGATCCTGATGTTGTATCAAACAGTATTGAGGTTTGGAGAAACATTAGAGTAAAAGACAGCTACCCTGATACCTCAACAGTTAGAGGTATTTCTAGAGGATGGGGTACTGATGATGGAGAGACCTATATTTGTTACTTTGAAATCTTTGAGTCAGATGGAAAGTTCTTAGATTTCGGCGATAACCTTTGTGTGGTAGACGGAGAACTTGTTAGTGGTGTTGTTAAGATTTCTAGAGGAGTTCATAAGTTTGAGACCGCCGCAGAGAATTGGTTTGATGTATCAGAAAATTACAACAATTTAGGCTATACGCCAGATACAGAAGAAGTTCTTAAGACAATAGATCCTCTATATCCATATAATCATAAACTTGTTATTGAAGGATTTCCTTATAGCTCTTCATTTAAAGGCGAGAAAGTTTATAAGGGAACAGATAGATCTGCTGAGTCGTATTGTACTAGAACTAGTTTATTCGATCTCGAAAACAATGTTAGTGGATATGGTAGTTTTGCAGTACGTGGAATAGGTGCTTCTGATATGAATCAGGTTATATCTGTTATGCTTAGATATGACCCTACAAATGTTGATTTTGTCAATGAGAAGGTTTTTGTGAAATGGAAAACAGCAGGTAGTGATTCTTCTACATACAAATACGTAAAACTTAAAGCTGTCTTAGATACATCAGACACTTCTTTAACTCCTGCAATTACGTCCTACCGCATTAAGTTAGGCGTTTAATGATACAATACTTTTGGAGGTTGTAGATGTCTACACAATGGAACTGGTCATGGGTCGATTCTAGAGAAGATACTAGTAAGGCTTCTAATTCTATCGATCAGAGCGGTGGGACTCTTTATTCTTATCGTGCCGCGACAAGAGGACAACTAAGTGCCTCTGAGCTTAAAGCTTCTTTGGATTCAGTCTCTACAAATATCAATCATCAGTGGAGGCTATGGACTAATTACATTAGGCCAATCCTGGATTCTTTTCCTGCTGGCAGTAGAGATGAAAGATGGCGTCCTGGTCGTGGACTGTCTTCAAAGATAGATGCTCTTAACTTTGGTGTTCAAGGCACAACACTATTTGTGTTCAATGATGCTGATGCCACTAAAGCATCTGGTAGATACTGGGACTCTGATTATGAGAGACCTAAAACTATTGCTGAAGCCATAGAGGATCTTTGGGGAGCAGTTAATGATATTGATACAGATACTACATCTGTTTCCTCTACATCAGTTGATTTAGAAGCACTATGGCTTGCTGTTGGTCATCATTACCAAGACTCTTCACTTTCTAGTGCATCAACAAGTCTCGATTCTAGAACTAGTCAGCTTGAGTCAAATATTAATCAGCTCGTAGATGACCTCTATGGAGCTAGTGATGGTTTTGCTCCCTGGACGTTTGGGGTCCCCCTCTCTCATAGTGTAGCTAGGAATATAGACTATCTTCTTAAGCTTCATGGTATCAGCGGAGGATGGCAGAACGACCCATCAACAGTAAATCATAGCTCTGTCTCTGTAGGTGCCCACACACACACATATACTGATGTTGCCCCTATGCCTTCGAGTACTTTAACTCAAGGCAGAACAGCTCCATATACATCTCTCTATAATGATATCCTAAGAATACGTTGGGAGATTTCTAGAACAAGAGGTGGAGCTAATTGGTACTCAGATGCTACTGATCCAGTTGATGCTTCGTATGTCACTTTACAGAAGCACGTTAATTATTCTGGTTCTGGCTCTGTAGTAAATACAAATCCACATGGCATCGATTACACTAACACTGGTGCAAATACGATGCTAAGCAACCTAGCCAGATACTCAGGCATGTCAAGTTATACTTCTGGTATTGAGATGCCTACATATAGCTCAACAAACTATATTACTCAAAGTACTTCTCTTGAAACAGCAATTGGTGCTCTTGATGCAGCTCTTGCTTCCTCTTTGGGTTCTGTTGTCATCCGCAGAGACTATTCATACGACAGGTCATACCTTAGTGAGACGACTAGAGCTAATAACCCTATTACTGTAAATCATAATGTTGGTAGAAAACCATTAGTCCAAGTACATGATGTATCTCCAGATCAGATGGGATACTTTGGACAATACGAATCTCCAGCTAGTGAAGTCAATATTGTTCATGTAGATGAAGACTCATTCGAAATCTGGACGCCAGCTGAAAAGATTGAAGTCATTGCCTTGTTCTAGGAGGACCTAATATGGCACGTGGAGTAAAACTAGATAGAGCCGACTGGACTTTAGTTCAATATGCTTCTGGTGCACCAGATTCTAATACTAAAGGCAATATATATATTAACAGCAATAATGGCACTCTATATACGAGGAAGAATGAAGAGGCTTCTTGGTCTGCTATATCAGGAAGTGGAGCATCAGACCATGGTGCTTTAAGCGGTCTTGGAGATGATGACCACTCTCAATATGCTTTCCTTGCTGGTCGTGTAGGAGGACAAACTCTTCGTGGTGGCACTGCCTCTGGTAATGATCTTACCCTCGTCTCTACTTCTAATGCCACTAAGGGATATGTCTTTTTAGGTGCGGAAACAAATGCCTATTTTGAAGATATAGGCAAATTAAAGATTACTATCCCAGATGGTGGCAATTCGAACTGTGCTGAGTTCCAACAAGATGACGTTACTAATGGTGGCCCAGCTCTTGTTGTCGGTAATGATTACAGCACTCTGTCTGCATGGGAGAATACAGATGGTTGGGCTATAATGCTCAACGGTACCAATACGGATGGAGACATAATTGGTAGCGAAGGTGACATCTATATATTTGGAACTACTGCAAATTTAAAAGGTTGGAGTAATTCAGGCGCTGCTGAAACTTTTGTAGAGTGTGATTCTGGAACAAGCACTTCTGATGTATATGTGTATTCCTCTGGTGCTGGCAATACAACAGTTAGAATACAATCTAGTTCTGATAGTGGTTCTTCTGATTTAACTCTTAAGGCTGCAGATGGTAGCTCTGCCACTAGTAGAGCTATAACTGTTGGGTCAGATAATGGAACAGATGATACTAAAGAAAGAGTCCGTATCTATTCTGGCGGCGGGAAGTATGGATCTGCTGCAGATAAAGTAAACTCATGGACGTCATATACACCACTGCAACTATTAGGGTCGGAACTTAGATTATCAGACGACAATAATTCAGGTTCAACATGGACTCAAACATATGTTGTTCTTTCAGATGCAACAGCAGAATGGACCACATATAAGTCCAATTTTGGAGAAGTTTCATTATTTAATGCTATTAATCAGTCATATTCTGTAATATCAGCACTGGATGATTTGTCAGATGTTTCTACTGCTGGAGCAACAGAAGATCAGGTTCTAGCCTATAATAGTTCTTCTGGCACTTGGACGCCAGCTACTCTTAGTGGTGGTGGTGGAGTAACTCTTGATGGCGCGTATGACTATGGTGGTGGTGGTACAGGTAGGTCTATAACTGCTGACTCTGGTGCAGTCGCTATAACAGTACCTGATGCTAGTAATAATGCTGCCTTGTCAGTAACTCAGAATGATACAACCAATGATCCTAGCTGTATCAGCATAACTAATAATGCTGCAGGATATGGTCTCTACATTACTCATGATGATTCTAGTGCTACAGGTATATTTTTAACTTCATCTAGCTCTACATCGCAGGATATCTATTCTGACAAACAACTCACAGTAGGTTCTTCTTCTCCTTTAGATTCAAACGATAATTCTTTTGGTGGTCTTATATTAGAAAATCTTCCTACATCAGGAATGAGCTTTATAGAGATTGACAGTACATCAGTTGATAACGCAGCGATGGTGGCGATTAAAGCAGATGGTAGTGCTGGTTCAGATAATGGTCTTGTAGAAATTGAAGCTATAGGAGAAGACAGTACAAGTACTACTCATATTAAGCTTGATGTTGATAACAATGCTGGTACAGGAGATGCCTATATTCGACTTGATGTTGATGGTAATGGAACCAACTCTATAGAAATAGGAACTTCGTTTGGTTCTGTGAATGAGATTCAGTTCTACGATGAAGGGAATAGCGGCTCTACTTGGACTCAATCTTATGTCCTTTTGACTGATGGCTCTAATGCAGAATGGAATAACTTTGAGACTAATTTTGGTGAGGTCTCAATATTTAATGCCTTAAACCAGTTAGTAGGAGGAGCTACAGCTCTTAATGACCTTACTGATGTCTCTACTGCTGGCGCTACACAAGACCAAGTTATTGCTTACAATGAATCGTCTGGTACATGGTCTCCAGCTACAGTAAGTGGTTCTGGTGGATGGACCACTTCCGAAAATCTAGATGTAGATACTGGTACTGAGAATATAGATACCTTTGATCCTGATGGAGATGGAGCTGTCTTTTGGTACTATTCTGTACAGAATGGAGCTAATCATAGAGGTGGCACCATCACAGCTTGCTGGGATGATTCAGCAGGCACAGTAGAATACAATGATGTCTCTACTTCTGATATTGGCGACACATCTCCTCTTACTCTTTCCGTCGATATGAGTGGTGGTTCTGGAACTGTAAGACTTAGAGCTACTGCCACAACGGATAACTGGATAGTAAAAGTAGCTAGAGCTGAAATCCTCTAGGAGGTAATACTATGGCAGGCGAATTTCGAGGTAAATTTATTCCTAAACCAGATCTAGGTATTGGAGATTCTGCTTTAAGCTCTTTAAGTACTGGTACATATAATATAGCTATGGGTGCTAGTTCTCTTGCTGCTATATCTACTCAAGATAGGAATGTTGGTTTAGGTTATGAAGCAGGTAATGCCTGTGAGGCTTCAGATAATATCTTTGTTGGTCACCAGGCAGGTAAGAGTTCTACAAGTGCTACTAGAACTATAGCAATTGGCTATCAAGCATTTGGTAGTACAGGAAGTAAAACTGGTAATGATAATATACATATTGGATACTCTGCTGGTAAACTTGTTACTTCTGGCGCCAATAATATCACTATAGGAAGTTATGCTTTAGATGCGAACACTACAGGTGAAGATAATATTGCTATTGGCGTTAATGCTCTTGGTGATATGGATACCAGGGATTGTAATGTAGCAATTGGCAATGAAGCAGGTGTCAACTTAACGACCAATGGCTTTGGTGCAAATGTTCTTATAGGATATAAAGCTTATGGAAGTTCTAACACCAAAAGTGGCTATTACAATGTTGTTGTTGGTGCTTATTCTAATCTTTATGCCACCAGCGGCAAACATAATGTATATTTAGGTTACAAATCTGCATTTTTTGCTAGTTCTGGAGTTGAGAATGTATTAACTGGATATAAGGCAGGATATTATTTTTCAACAGCAGAATATTCTACTGGTGTAGGCTGTTATTCTTTACATGCAGATAGTGGCGGTTATAATTCTGGCAATTATAATACAGCTGTTGGTCACAGCTCTGGATATACCATAACAACAGGAATTAATAATGTAGCTATTGGAGCCAGTGCTCTCTATACAGAGACTACTAATGACAACAATACTGCTGTTGGTTATCAATCTCTATATAGCCAAGATACAGCATCAGATAATACAGCTGTTGGATATCAGGCTGGTTATAACATCTCTACAGGTGTTGGAGTCGTTGCTGCTGGCTATCAAGCACTTGGCGTTGCCAATGCTAAGACATGCGACTATGCGATAGCTATTGGCTATCAGGCACTAGGAAATGGCAGTACTTCTGGCTCTGACAATACAGCTATAGGACGCGAGGCTCTATATGCTCCTTCTAGTGGCGCTGGAAATATAGCTGTTGGTTACAAGTCTGGATATTCAAACACAACAGCAGATTACAATATAGCTATAGGTTATGAGGCTCTCTATACAAACGATACTGAGGATAACAATATAGCTATTGGTTATCATGCCCTCTATACATTTGGAGGAGCATCCGAGGCAGGCAACATAAACATTGCTATTGGTGAGAATGCTGCTGATGCAGTAACAAGCGGTTTCTCTAATGTTGCTATAGGTCAAAATGCTTTGGGTGCAGGAACTACTGCTTCTGATAATATTGCGATTGGCAAAGGTTCTCTTGCTGCTATTACTACCTCTTATGCCTGTATAGCTATTGGTGTTGGAGCATTAGAAAGTGCTAATGGTGTTGAGAATATTGCTATAGGTGAAAATGCTGGTAATACTCTTGATAGTCCAGGCAACATAATAATAGGTGCATATGCAGCACAGACAGCTACTTCTTGTATTCGTACAATAGCTATAGGATACCAGTCATACGGTGGCACAGGCACTAAGACAGGTAATGACAATATTGCTATTGGTCATGAAGCTATAGGGAATGGTGCGACTACTGGCGGTTCAAATATAGGAATCGGCTATCACTCTCTTAATGCGACTACTAGCGGAGCAAGTAATCTAGCTATTGGAATTAGCGTAGCCACAAATCTAACAACAGCTGATTACACTATTGCTATAGGCTATGAAGCCATGAGTAGTGGCGTTACTACTGGTGACTATAATATTGCCATAGGATATCAAGCTGGATATGCTACAACATCAGGAGCATATACAGTAGCCATAGGGTATAGGGCTCTCAAAAATAATGACATAGACAGTGATGCTATAGCTATTGGTAGAGATGCTCTTCTTAGTTATGATAGATCAACAATAGATGGTACTTCAAACATATCGATTGGTCCTTACTCTTTAGATGCTCTTACAACTGGCAGTAATAACGTTGCTATGGGTGGGGCTGCTTTAGGTGCTTCTGTTACAGATAACTACAATACAGCCATAGGTGGTGTTGCATTACAAGATTGTAATGGCGGTGAATATAATACGGCTATTGGATATCAGGCTGCTGCTGATCTTACTACTGGCGACTATAATGTTGCTGTTGGTTATCAGGCAATGGCTACTAATGTAGTTACAGGTGATTACAATATAGCCATTGGCTATCACTCTATAAGCAACGGAGCAACATCAGGAGATGAAAATATTGGTATTGGTCATGGCCCCCTATACTCTTTAACATCAGGTATTGGCAATATAGGGATTGGTTATCAAGCTGCTTATGCTGTTAATTCTGGAGACCATAACATAGCTATAGGGTATCAGGCATTAAATAGCAATGATGTAGATGATTACAACATAGCCATAGGGTATCAATCTCTAAAATCTTTTGACCCTATTGGTGTATCTACTTATTCAAATATAGCTATAGGAGATGAGTCCTTAGATGCTCTTACTGATGCTGATGGCAATATAGCAATTGGCGCACATGCATTATCTACTTCAACAACAGACTCATACAATACAGCAGTAGGTGGTTATGCTTTACTTCTCTGCAATGGAGGAGAGGGGAATACAGCTATTGGATTTGAAGCAGCAAGAGGATTAACAACAGGAGATGGCAATGTATCTATAGGTTATGAAGCAGCATACTCAAGTGATGTTGCTAATGGAAATGTAGCGATAGGATATCAGGCACTTAAAGCCTATGATCCAAGTAATACAGAGCCAAGTCCTAATACAGCGATAGGCTACAAGTCAATGACAGCAGAGACTACTGGAGCTGGCAATGTTGCTGTTGGACACGAATCTCTTATTAGTGCTAATGGCGCAAATGGTAGTGTTGTAATTGGATCCGACTCTGGTCAGTCAATAACAACTGGTGACTTTAACATCATTGTTGGCTTTAGCTCTGATGTAAAATTGTCCTCAGATCAGAACTCTATTGTTATTGGTTATGGTGAAACAGGAGCAGGATCTAATAACTGTACTATAGGTAATAGTAGCACTACAACATACAACATGTATGCTGCTTCATGGACAAGTATATCTGATGCTAGACTTAAAGATAGTATAGAAGACTCTAATCTTGGACTAAACTTCATACAGAAAATACGTCCAGTAAAATACAGATTTAGAAATAGGAGAGATGAACGTAGAGGAGTTGATCTCACATTCAAGAGACCTCACTATGGATTTATAGCTCAAGAGATAAAAGAAGTTATTGATGAGATGGATGTTGATTTCGGCGGATACATAGATCCTAAAGTCAATGGTGGAATAGATAGACTTGGCCTTGGCTACACAGAGTTTATAGCTCCAGCCATTAAAGCTATACAGGAGCAACAGGATATGATTCGAGACATGAAGAATCAGATGAAAGCTCTCAAGAGAGAAATAGCTATCCTAAAGAACAAGAAGGATGGAGGTAAATAATGTCAGTAAGAATACATGGAGTTGTTGGCGGGCCCAGGCAGAAGATCAGTAGACCTAGAACTAAGGTTGATAGAACAAATTATCTTGATATGCCTGAAAAGTTTCAGGAAGCAGAAGCAATTATTGTATCTAGCAAAGATAATACATTAGAGTTCTCAAAACTAGAAGAAGACAAACCAGAACCTGTTTCTAAAACTGTTGAGACTGTAGATAAGCCTAAGAAGAAAGAACCTGCCATGAAGCAGTCTAGATATAAAGCTGCAAGCAAGACCAATAAAGAGTCAAAAGCAGTTGAAGAATCTCAAACAACCAGCAATCAAGAAACTGAAGAAGATAAAGAAGAAAATTTAGTTAGTCTTGAGACTCAAGACAAGATTGACGAATGGCTATTGAAGCTTTCTCACCAAGGAGATTAGAGTATTCAGTTCTGTCTCTACTGCTGTTAACTTATCACTAAGTCTTCTATTCTCTTCATTGCATAGTGTAAGTAGTCTATTCAGCATGTTCTTGCTGGCCGCTCCATCTATAAGATTAGATAGCTTTTGAGCAGTTTTTTCAATATTCTGGATTCTCTGTTCTTCGTCATATGTTAGTGACATTGCTAATACCTTTATAGTTTAAGTAGAGCCTCAACTACAGATAGTTGATGTTCATCAGTTATGCCTATGCTAGATGGTAGACATACCACTGACTTGTAGGCATTGTCTGCTTCTATTTTACCAAAGTAAAGTGAACCTTTAAAAGCTAGTTGCTTATGATTTGGTTTAAATAGTGGTCGTATTTGAATGCCACTGTTCTCCATAACTTTTATAAGATGAGAGATTTCTGTTGATGTGGCGCGATTGGTGTATTTGTTAAGTCTTACTGCCGATAGCCATCTATTAGAATCTCCAAGACCATCAATCATAGTCATTTTGTCTGATGCTTCTAAAGATTCTTTGTAGTTGTTCCAGATTGAGGTTTTCTTGTTTTTAAAGTTTTCGATGTTCTCTATCTGAGACAATGCCAGTGCAGCATTCATGTTGCCCATACCCATATTATAGCCAGGCTCATGGTGAATATACATCGTCTGGTTGTCTTTTGCCTGTAGTGCTAAATATTTTACTCTTTCAGCTATATACTTGTCAGCTATTAACATTCCTCCACCACCAGCGGTGATCATTTTATTAAAGCTGAAAGAGAAGATGCCTACATCTCCGAAGGTGCCTGCGTGTCTGTTGTTTAGATAACTTCCTAATGCTTGGGCTGCATCCTCAACTACTTTGATTGTGTTCTTCGTGGCTATCTTCATTATTTCGTCCATATTGCACATGTGCCCTAGCATGTGAACAGGAACTATCGCTTTAACATTAACTGAAGATACAGCTAATTCCAGAGCAGATATATCCATACATAAAGACGAATCACAATCTACAAATACTGGCCTTGCGCCTGTCTGTACAACAGCATTTACTGTTGCCACAAAAGTCATTGTCGGCACCACAACGTAGTCATCTGGTCCTATCCCTAGTGTCTTTAGAGCTAAATATATAGCACTCGTTCCACTATTGAGAGCTACTGCTTTCTTGTTGTGACCAACTATGTTCTCTACTTCTTGCTCTAAATCTCTAACATAGTTACCAGCATACGAGATCCATCCTGAATCAAGACAATCCTTCACATACTTGTATCCATTCTCTGTAATGCATGGCTCTAGTAGCGGTATCATATTATCTCCACAGGTTGTTTATCTTTAGCGTGTCTTCTAGTGCTCTGTTAAATGGAGCATACATCCTATCAATGTCTCTTCTATAAGCATTCTTAGTTAAATCATGTTTCTTCTTCCTTGAGTGCGCGAACTCAATATCACAGTAATCTAGATTTAAGAACTCAAGTAGATTTGCCCATTCTTCTTCAGGATTCTCAAACATCTCTTCTGAGATAATGATATGAATATTGTTCTTATTAAACAGAGCCCATAGTGCAGTGAGTTGCCTGATATAGAATCCTCTATCAATCAGATGGTAATCCTTAGGATGGGCCCCCATAAACAAGTCCATCACTGAATGATACCTATCTGTCCAGTCTACTTCATTTGCTGAGATGTGATTAAAGTGAGAATATAATCTGTCTGTAGGGTTCCTCAGCATAACGATGATCTTACAGTCTGGTATTGTCTCAGCAATGTGTATCAGTGCCTGAGTCCTGTACAGATACATTGGTGTTGCCTCACCTGTAATATATCCGTCAGGACACTTAGGGAAGCAGCTTTGATACCAGTCCCAACCTCTGTTGTAGTGCTTGTCAAAGAATCGTATCTCTTTGACTCCTAGTGGGACCTCAGAATCTGCTTCTGTCTGTACACCATTTCCTAGTGAAGGCAATATCTGTGGATGCTTCACAAGATTGTCGTACATTGATGTGGTTCCACACTTTGTCTCTCCTACAATAAGAAAGTTGGGCAATGGCATTAGTTGCTTCCTTCTTCAAATCCTAGTCTAATTAATTTGTCTCTGTCTTTCGTCGCTATGGCAAATCCATGACAGTCCTTGATTTCCCAAGTCTCAATTGGTTTGTTCCTTATATCTTTCTCTCTCTTTAAGTCTTTTGTCACTCTAAAACCTATATGGTATCCTGCTTTCTCTAGCAGTTTTATTGCCTCCATTCTAGGCTTAAACATATAGTCACTTCTTCCAAGGAAGGCTATAGAAATATCTGGAGAATGCTTCTTCATCATCCTACGTGCACCATGTATGGCATTTAGTTCTGCACCATTAATAGTTAGGTCAATTAGGTCTACTCTCTCTAAGTCTTTTGCTACTGTGTTCAATGTAGTTGTTTTGAGTACTTTTGTAGGCTTGTCTTTTGCAGATCCAACTCTGCCAGATGTTGCATTCTGAAGACTTATAAACTCTAACTTAGTCTTATTGTTCCATATTACTTTGTTTATTATTGATATGTTGTCAATTTTGTTGTCTTGTGTATATTTTTCTATTGTTTTAGTGTTTCTAGAATCAGCTTCTACAACAACAACATGTTTTGCTGCCTTTAAGAATCTTGTTATAGCTGATAGATTCTTAAGACATAAGTCTCCTCTTGCCCCGCAGCATATTACAGTGCTTTCTTGATCTATAAAGTCAACTGGTATTAGTAGATCTATGTTTTTGTAATATAGATCGTTATACCTAGATATCTTGTTTCTTTCTACTGGTATGTATTTGAAAAACATTTTCTTCTCCCTTGAATTCAGAGACAGTCTTGTTTCTTGTATGTCTCTTTCTATTGTTTTAGATATCTCATTAACCCATAGTCTTATAGAGTCTTTTATTTTTAGATGCCAACTATCACCTAAGTTCATATATTGTTTTTTTATAAGACCAGTTGTTTTATCTAACAAAATGTGATTTATAGATGCAACCTTAAATCCATTTATGTTAGCCATGTCTTTTAGTTTTCTTTCAAATAATAGACATAGGTCTGTTCTCTCTTTGTGGGTTGCTTTTATTTCATTTCTTCTTTCTCTCCCTTGTATGTGGCCGTGTGACCCTCTGTAGGTTCCTTCTTTGTAAGCTTCAATAATAGGAATTATTGGAGATAGAAGTATTATCTTGTCTGTATATTTTCTTGCATTTATAGCAAGGTTCTCTAGTTGTTTTATAGCGAAGTCTACTTCTGTTTCTTTTGTGGTCCCGTTTCTATTCATACGAGACCACAGTGCATATGCACAGTCTACCTCTCCAAGTTGTATTATGAAATAGTCTATGTCTTCTTTAGTCTCTCTGAGTTTCTTTAAGAAAATGTTTAAATTCTCTTGTTTTGCTAGTCCTTGTGCTGTTTTTGATGTTGCCCATGTATTCTCTACAACTGTAAATGTGTTGTTTAATATTAACTTTCTATATCCTGGTCTCCAGATATTGGAGTGAGAATCTCCAACAATGATAACTTTCTTTAATCCTGTCATGACCTTGTTACCTTCTTAAAGAAGTTAATCCCATCAGAGAATGCTTTGTCTTCTGTTTGTGTCTTTGCATCTACTGGGAGGATCTCCTTGTGCCAGAAGTAACTGTTTTTTCTTCTCCCCATAAATTCTTTGTACGCGTCTGGCCCAACAAACATTGCTATTGGTATCTTCTTCTCCCATGCTATACAACAATAGGCAGACCATGTTCCAAAGAAGAAGTTTGCCTTCTCTGTGAGTTTTGCTGCTAGTCTTGGTGTGGTCTTATTTACTAAGTTAAAGACATTAGGCGATATGTTAGTAGTAAAGTCCTCTTTTACGTCAACTGCAGGTATAGACTGCTTTCGTTTGTTGCGCCTAAATGACCCACCAACAACTACAATGTTGCCATCAGTATGTTCTCTTATACCTCTAATTAATCTTGTATACCTTTGAGGTTTAATAGGAATTCTCTGTTTCTCTCCGGCAAATGGGTGGATCAATATTATGCCGTTCTTAGATATCTCATTGTAAGTATCTTGTTCTTCTGGAGACAGTTGCATTGTAGGATCTTCTATTTCATGTCTGCTCTCATATACGAATGCATCACCTACAAATCTTGCTCCTATATTTTCTGCTATCCGTTTGTAGTTTGGGTGATTACCATTCCATCCTACCCTTACTGGCTCTAGATAATCAAAGTACTTAAACAATCCAAATGAATGTGAGTTGTGGCAGCATACTAACAGGTATATCTTATAGTCATTCGACATGGCCTTCAGCTTGCTGAACCACCCATTCTTTCTGTATATCGCAATAAATATGTCTCCAAGTCCAAGTTGTGCACGAGGATGAAGAGCCACAGCGATTTTCTTCTTATTTGTGTTCTCCACTTTACTTCCTAATTACGAAACAGATATTTGCCCTTCTCTTATTTGTCTCTTCGTCTTTCACTTCCATCCATCTATCAAGCCTCTTATCTGTTTGTGCAAATATCTTCTCGTCTACTAGAGTAAAACCCTTTTGTAGGTCATCCACCATCTGTCTTGAGTATCTTATTAAGTTGTTGTTAATGGTACTGTTGTGTCTTTTGTATGGAAGTGTGCATATCATTATGCCATTGTCTTTAACAAACGACATGCAATGCCTAAATGTCCACAGTTGAGCCTTCCTCTTAGATCCCCACTTCTTCCAGTTTTCTTTCTGTCTATATCCTGGTAATCCTATATGTTCTAATGTTGACATTAAGATCACATTATCAAATTTACCAAGTCTTCTGCTCTTTTGCTTTCGTATGTCCCCAGTTAGTTGTGATATATGATCTAACTCTTCAGCCCCTTTAAACTCTGTACCTAGAGGATCGATTAGCGTGTATTTCTCTCCTCTTCTTAATATAGCCCACTTTAATAAGCTTTTGTTAGCTCCTATTTCTAGTATGCTTCCATCTTCTATATTGTTCAGTACATAAGGTACTTCAAAAGACCTTGGGCCTCTATATGTGCTTATTGAAGGAAAATCCCAATGGTTAGACATTTCTGTTCCTCTCTATTATCTCTTTCGTAGTGTCTACGATCTGATGCATAGCTTCTTTCTTCTTTATTACAGGAATAAGACTAATATTGTCTTCAGTTAAGAAGTTTTTATTAACTCTATTATGCTTTGTCATCCAAGAGTGCTTTGGAAGCATTATTACTAGTGGTCTGTGTCCTTGAGTTAAGAAGCATGCAAGTGAAGAATGGTTTGCGACAAGACAACTAGACTTCATTATAAGACCACACGCGACTCTTATGTTTATTTTGTTTACTAAGTTAAAAATTCCATCAGATGATATGTTTATCTTCTCTTCGTTCTTTATCTCTTTTCCTTTTATCTTTTCTCTCTTTATGTTGCTTGCTCCTAGGACTACAATATTTACTCCTAGCTTTTTCCTTAATCTACTTATCAGATTTATGTATTCTTCTTCTTTGAAGACTATTCTTCCTGGTTCTCCAGCAAATGGATGAACTGTTATAAACTCACCCTCTCTTCTTATGAACTCTACAAATTCTTCTTCTTCTGGTCTCATGTAGACTTTATCTGGTATTACTTTTTCTATGTTGTTCTCAATGGCATAGTCAGATAGCTTTATAAAACCAGGCCCTGCCTCTTCTTTCTCTTTCTTAAATACTTTCTTATTAGGATCTACCCAGTCCATTACATGAAGTTCATCAATGTCTGGCTCAAATTTAAAGTATTCTCTAACTGCTTCCTTACATGCTGAGTGTGATATGACTTTCACGTAGCAGTCTGGATGTTTTATCTTTATTGCTTTTAGATAGCTAAAGTCTAGGTGCCTCCAGTGGCCACCAAAGTATTCATGAAAGTGATCTCCTAGCCCACCAACAGCATGTATATAGAATTTCATTTGTCTTTTGAGTAAAGTTCGTTTATGGATTCAATGATATCCATTCTTTGTTTATTGAAAGCAACAACTCTATTGCAGTTCTTCTCTATCTCTTCTGCAGCAGTATTGTTAGCTTTTAGCTCACTTATGTGTTCTTCTGTATGCCACAACTTTAAGTTAACAATAACTAACTTATCAATGAGTTCACCTATAGAGTACTGAATCATTTTGATCCTCCGACATAGTTTATCTTAGGGTCTGGGTAGCCTGACTTAAGAGATATATTGATGCTATCTCTTGTCTTTGCTCGTTGTGAATTGAGGAGACGGATCTTCATGAAGATATCCACTCTCTCCTCTGTAGGCATGTCTTTGATTAGGTTGCCTTCAAAGTCTTTTATCTTTGTGGCTTCATGCCATAGCTCAATATGAGTCTCTATCAGTTCATTTATGTCTTTTCCCACAGTATTCATGCATGTCATGGTCAACCATCTTGTTTACGAGTTCATTGAACATAGTTTTCGATTCCCAGCCAAGTATTCTCTTTGCCTTCATGGGGTTGCCTAGTAAGGTCTGTACCTCTGTAGGTCTAAAATACTGAGGATTAACATCTATTCTTACAATACCATTCTGATCTATGCCCTTACGCTTTTCATCCTTGCCTTCAAAGGTCAAGAACATACCTGCTCTTGCAAAGGCCAACTTACAGAACTCTTCTACTGAATGGTTTTCACCAGTGGCAATAACAAGATCATGTGGTTTGTTCTGCTGGAGCATCATAAACATTGCTTCCACGTAGTCAGGGGCATATCCCCAGTCTCTGAGAGCAGATAGATTTCCAAGTGATAATTTTTTCTGCTTGCCGGCCTTGATCTTGGCGACAGACATGGTTATCTTCCTCGTAACGAAGTTCTCTCCTCTCCTCTCCGATTCGTGATTGAAAAGTATT